ACATTATAATCATATCTTCATTGCTTTCATAAACACCTTTCTTTCTTGCACCATGCACACCACCTAAACCAAAGTCAGTTTTAACATCTTTATAGTTAATACTATACCTAAAACTACCTTTTAAACTATGAGCATATATTTCTAATGCATTAAATCTTTGTAATAAAGTACTAAACTCAGTAGAAGTAAACTTAATGTAGGGTAATATGATGTCTTTGATTTTAATAATATCTCTATGTGTTCTCATATTCCTTAATTCTTTTTTAGGAATATTTAGTTTTTCAGATAAATAGTATCCAAATAACTCTTTACTGATTCTTGGTTCAGAGGCACTAAATAAATTAATACCATATGTTTTAGTCAATTCTTTTCTTAATGCTATCTGTGATTTTGATCTGTTATATATTTCTTTAGTTGACTTAACATCATTAATACAGTATTCTAATATTGTATCAATCTCTTCTTTTGTAGTTATAGCTGACTCATGATGAATAGGCATTTCAAGAATGTTATCCCAATCCATGCTATATTGGATCCATTTCAAACTAGAACGCTTGGCTGGATTGTCCCAGTGATGCATTTTAAAGATATCTATTTGCCCAATTGCTAATTTCCATTGAGGATAATCAGCAAACTCTTTTTTATTGCTTTTTTCTATAGTTCTTTGAGCATATCTATAAATTATATTGGCAATCTCACAACCTGTAAAATCTAACCAATCATTACGGTTATCTAATATAAACTGTGTTATTTGAGAATCAAATGCCAAACCATTATAAGATATATGCCATTCTTTATTGGCTATGTTTGTATTTAAGAAACTTACAAACTTTTGTAAATCATTTTGCAGGTCATGAATGACAAAAACTTCTGTTTCCAAAGTCTTATAATTTTCAAATACACCTGTAAAACAATTAGATAACGTTTCATAGTCATGTACCCAATGCTTCATATTTTATTGTTTAGAGCAAAAAAAAAGACATAAGTTAATACATCTTCTTTCTTGAATTAATAATTGATTAAACTATGCTTGCAAGATGATATTAGATTTTTTTGTTTCTTTAAGTTCAACAAAATAAGCTTTATAATCAAATGAAGCAGCATTGATACCAAACAAATTAATAAATGTTTCAATATCTTCTTTTTCAGTAAGATAAAATTCAGAAAAAGTATCTACTAATCTTCTTTCTTCTTTAACTGTCTTACCAGTCTGTGGATTTGGAGTTTTTAATCTCATTGGTTGACCATCTTCATCTAGTTTTGCAACCATATGATAAGATTGTTTCATTACTTTGCTAATTACAGCTAAAATGCCTGACGTAGGGTCATACATAGCTTCAACATATGGTGAGTCATTACTCACAGGAATCATGGTAAAAGATTTGGCATTTCTAAAACTTGATGTTACCAACATCATGTTTTGCCCAATTAATTGTGACATATTGTTAATTTTTATTTTTCAAAGATATAGAACTATTTTTAATTTTTTCACATAACAGTTCATTTTTTTTAAAGTATAATGTTTCTTTTTCTAAATCTGGGATACTACAAACTTCAAAAACCTCTTCAATTTGTTTTATTGAAACATCTAAAGCTTCTGCATAAAGTTTATGTGCTGAATTAGGAGATAAAAATAAACTTACATATTCTGAGATATTACCTTTATTTCCAAAGAAATCTAAAATTGTGATTTTTGTATCTAAACTAAATTTAGAATACTGCCCATCAATAAATCTTTTAAAATCTGTTTTATATTGGGTAAAGTCAAAAATAAATAAGTGTCTATCTTCATCAAGTTGTACATATTCATAAAACAATGAGTGTTTTTTAAGATATGAATCAGAAAATAACTCAAACTTTTCAGTTGTACCTACATTGTACTCACACAAAAACTTATTTTCATCAATAGTAATCAAGTGCTCCCAGCAGACATACGTCTGCACAGGAACAAATGGTAAGCCAGATCTAAATCTCAATAATGGATAAAGAAATACTTTGCTTTTTTGAAAATAATCAGTGTATACACCCTTCATACTTATAATTTAACATTTCCTAAAAGGAAATCATATGGTAATGAATAATTTTTTTCTGTATAGTGATAAGTGGCTCTTTCAATTACATCTTCCAATGCGGCTGCCCATCCATTTAATGTTTCATCTGTAACATCAAAAACATATACTTGATTGTACTTATCTACAACAACAAATTTAAACAAAATATTGTATTCTTGTTCAGTTTCAGCCAAATTTGCAAAAACTAATTTGCAATATATAGCTGCTTGCAACCAATAATTATAAAAATCAATGGTTTCTTTGAAGTCTGAAATAGTTTTACCTGTTGTTTTAAGGTCACAGATAGTGACTGTTTTTGTAGAGTGATTAATTTTATAATAATCTAGGTAACCATGGAGGCCAAAAGGTTTATCTAATAAATCAGATGTTAAGTACTTTTCTGCATGTGTTTCAATTGGATCTAACTCAAAGTCAGTTTGTACATCTTCAAACAATGACATTACATCTTTGTTACTTTTAATGTTCTCAGCTTGATCTTTACATTTTGCTAGAGTATCTCCATCTACAGCATCTTTACTACTGTTTTTTAGATAGTCCCAATAAGACTCATTATCTACAGTTTGAATTTTTTCCAATCTAGCATCATCTAATTTCAAGGTTTGATACAAATTTTGATCAATCAATACCTGTAATATTTCTTGTTGAAATGTTGAGTCTTGACTTAATAAACTTGAATCACGGTTTGCTGTAATCTTATATAAAGCATTCAATACTTTAATATTACTATCTGCAGGAAGCTTACCAGGCAAGATATTAAACTTATCATTAACTTTATCTTCTTCAAATAAGAGACAGTGAATTAACTTACCTTCAACTAAATGTTTATCAGTTCTGATCTCACGGTCTTCTAAAATATAATCCTTGTAAAACAAGGATGGTGAAAACAATAGTTTATTCAGTGATGAATAACTAAACTTAAAGTTTTTATTTGTGTAAAACTTTTCTTCTTTTACTAAATCTCTATACATTCTTTTTTTTCTATTATTAAGTTTTTAAATTTGTCTACTAAGTATATAGATTCTAGATCTATTGAAAACACATTGTTTTTACAACCAAAAGTATTTCTAATTACTGAATCATACATTTTTTTAATTGTTTTTTCTACAATAAAATCTGTTAATTTATTTTCTTCAGATAATAATGTTACATATTGATCATAAGCCCACTGACGGTTATTATCTTTACTACCAGAAAACCTCTCAAGTCTTTTACGTAATGTTTTTACATTGATGTTATTCCAGTTGTTAGTGTCTTTGAACCAATCATAATACCAAAAGAATAAAAAGCTAACAATATCAAAAGACTCTTCAACATTACAATTGGCTAGCATTTCTGTAGCTAAAGTTCTATTATCTTTATCACTACTAGTAATCATCTTTGATACTTGATCAAACTCCTCTTCACTTATTACTGCTAAATCTTCTGATATAATTTTATTAATTTCAACATCTTTTACAACTAATGCAGTTGTACTAGTTAATTGATTATATAAAACTATACCATCATTTTTAATAAGCATATCTCTATTACCATCAAAATCAAAATTAGAAAGTTTATCTGTAATTAAATCACCAACTGGTGATACATATCTATAGTCTTTAACAATAGCAATTCTTATATAAGCATCTTTTTCTACTACAGATAAAATATCCTTACATTTATTTAATCCAGATTCAGTTAAATCATCATTTTGTTTTAAAAAATTAAATATTTCAAACATTTGAGCATAACTAATTGATTTTCCCCAACTAAGTGTAAGTAAACTTAGAATTAATTTATCTGATATAATATGAATATCTGCTAATTCAGAATCTCTAATGATTTTTACATTAAATTTTGTTTTAAGCAAATCAACTTTTTGTCTTGGTAATTCTAAATTTGGATATCTATATATTTTTTTATCTTGTAAATCAATTGGTTGATTTGAAGTAGTTATACCTAGTAAATCAAGTTCTTTATCATCAGGACACCAACTATGTGATCTACCAAAATAATAACCATCTTCTTTCAAATTAAAACAGCCAATACCTAGTCTTTCTTTTCCATTAGACCAGGTTGAATGTTCTTTTGAAACTGTTATATCTAATGTATAATGTTTTTTTTTCATTTTATTTATTTTAAATATTTTAAATATTCAGGTTTTACTTGTACTTTAAATACATACAAGTCTCTATTACTAATATGAATTTCTTTTCTTACAATTGGTTCCAAGTATTTGAAATTAATTGAATTAAGTTTTTCATTTTGTTCTAACCAAAGAATCATATCATGTGCACTTTTTCTAGAGAATTTATTGAAATCAGATTGTTGTAACCAATACTGAACATCTTTATCTCTGTTAAAATTATACATGTGACGTTCTGCTTTCTGAGAAAACGCCCATAATAAATGATAGTTTTGTAAATAATCAATTGTAGGAATAACTTTTGCAGCTATAGCTTTATCTTCATCATTATAAGATGATAAATACTTTTGTATATCTTCTAACAATACTTCATCTAAAACTTGTTTATTTGCTGATTCATAGATTACTGTATCTGCATCAATTGTACCTACTAAACCTAAATCAATTTTATGTGCTAAATTTACTGCCATACCTGTAATCATCCATTCATCATATAATGAGTCACCAGTAGTACAATTATAATATCTTACCTTATTAGATAAGTTACCATCATAAATTACATCTCCCGAATAAACATCTACAGCTAAAACAGAACCATTTGTTTCATTAAGAGTTTGATAGTTCCATAACTTGGCCATTAATACAGTTGACTTAATATTTTCTCCACTTTCAAATCTTTCATAGATATCATTATGGGTAATAATCAAATCAGCTAATTCATAATCATTGGTTACAGTTATACCGTGTTCTTTTAAAGCAGATTTAATTCTATCTAATGAAACATTACACTTAGGCAATACAAAAGCTTTCTTTTTGGTTTTAAAAGTTGTACTATCTTCAGTACTAGTTATTAATATATCATTAATTTTTTTAAATGTTGTTTCATCTTGAGTAACTAATACATCTTCAACCACATTGGATGATAGAACCCCATAATATGGGGCACTATCTAATCCAAAATGATTTAAAGCAGCTGTCTCATATGATTGATAAACTGATTTATTTGCCATTTTATTTCATTGTCATTTTGATGATATCAGGGTTCATCATCATGCGGTTAAACTTCTGTTTGTTACCATTAAAGATTGTACGTACAATTAAATACTTAAGATCATTGGTAAAATAGTCTTTAGTACAAAGAGCTATTAATCTATCAGATATTTTTTGACTTACAGTATTATCTTTACTATAAACAACTGAATAGTTAGATAACCTTGTTGCTAAAGTAGCAGCAATGTCTGCACGGTATGAATCATCTTTACCAATACAACTTCTTAACTCACCTAAAATATATGATTCATTATCATGAGTCAACAAATCTTTAGGTGTTACCAGTTTGTCCAGTTTGTTGTTAATAAATGTAGTAAACATAGAAGCAAAAGCATCTCCAACAGAACCTTCACCAATCATTTGAATTAATGATAGGTTTGATTCAAAGTTATCAAAACTAGATATAGCATTGAAAAATGTTGTAATAGATCTTGCATTTGTTTCTAGTGTAACTAATTCTGGGTGTAATAACAAGAAGTTAATACATCTTGAGTCAATACCTGCTTCTTCTGCCCACTGTGCCCATACATTAACATCAAACTTAAGGTTTGCTGTAACATATCTTGTTTTTTGTGCAGCATCCACTGAATTTACCATATACTCACCATTGTCTGGATTTGCTGTTAATATGATGTGCCAATCTTTTGGTAATACCCAAGAGATATATGTTTGTCTATCTATTAACTCCATTACTGCTTGGATGAAGCGGGTGTCACTTCTATTCCAATCGTCAAGGAGAAGTATTCCACCTTCTTTTTTGTCAGCAATCCACTCAGGTGGACAATAAGACATCCTGTTCTTACCTGTCATTTTATATCCAGTTTTTAGATATTCTTGAACTGCAAGTTCATCAACCCATAATCCAACTTTTTTAGTAGCTGGTGCTTGTATATTAGCAAGGTCTGATGATGCAGCTGATCTTTGTGCTGCAGTATAGGATAAATCATCTATTTTAGGCTCTGAAACTCTTGTTTCTTTATACATTTGAAATTGACGTACTGGGAATCCTACTAAGTCACCCAACTCTTCTATCTGTGCAAGGTTAACCTTTACAAAGTTTAAGTTGTTTTCTTTAGCTAGCTCAACAATGGTAGATGTTTTACCAATTCCTGATTCTCCTAATACTTCTACTGATACAGATTGTTTACCTTGTGCTTGTAAAAATCTATTGTTTGTAATAATGTGATTCACAAACCCTTTTAATTCTGTTACATTTAAATTTACTTGTGCCATGTTTTTTTTCTATTAATTTAATTTATAATTCTGCATCAAATGAACAAGATCCTGTTTCTTGTATGCAATCTAATATTTTTCTCCCTAAAAGATAATCATAATATTCTGAAAGTTGATTTTCTGTTAATTCAGGTAATCCGCCTTCTTCTATATATGAAGCAAAAGATAACGGAGCATCATCTTGTGTTTTGTATAGATCAAAATATATTTTCAGTGCTGGTTTATGTCCTCCAAATGCATCTTCAATATTTTTTAATTCATTTTTTAATTCTTCTAAATCATCTTCATTATAATTATACTGTAAATAATTTGGTGTTTGACCTGTTACTCCAAATCTATCTGCAGCATCACTACTTTGAATAGCAAAAGCAAATTTACCTTCTATGTCTCCTGAATAATATCTTCCCATGATTAATTTAGTTTAATAACCTTACCAGGCAACTCTTCATTCATAGTAGAAATACTACTCAATACCCATAAAGCATTGTTTGGACAATTGCTTGGAGCATAAGCTTCTCCATCTGTCAAATATATTAGTGCTGTATAACACTTCTTTTCATTATAGTGGTCAATTACAGGTTGGAAACTTGTTCCACCTCTACCATGTATATTCCAATCTTTTTTTGGATTAAACTCTTCTACAGTTCTAAGTGTTGTATCACACTGCGCAACAGTAATCTTATGACCTGTTTTAGTCATATGACATAACTCATTGTAAAACTCTTTAAGCTCTGATGTATTTACAGATCCAGATGTGTCAATACCAACAAGAATATGATTTTTGAATTTAATCTTTAGTCCTGGGTTTTCAGCATATCTTTTATTGTATTTACGTCTCAGCTTTTTAGTGTACACTACAGATGAGTTTCCAACAAATCTTCTCAAATAAGCTTTCCAATCAAATTTAGCTGGCTCAATATGAAATAACTTTGCAATTAATTCACTTAACTCACCAGGAACATTTCCTTGTTTCTTTTGAGTTTGTTCAGCAGCCTCTTTTAACTGATGGTCTATTTGTTTTTGAACAAGTTTTTTATCAGCTTCAGGTAACTCATCAAATTCTTTCCATGTGCTATGGCAATACTCTGATTCACCATCCATCTGATCCATCAATGAATCTAATGAAGGAGATGTTCCATCTTCTTTGGCCTGTTCCAACAAATTGTAATAGACTTTGGTCCCTGCTTTAGTAGGAAGATTTAATTCAGGAAAACTACTTAGTAATAATCCACCGTCTGGTAGCAAATTTGAACTAATATATTGATTGATCTCTAGATCTGCAGCTATATTAAATAACTTGTGATCAGAATACAAATCTCTCATCAATAAATGTCCAAATGCTATGTGTAAGCATTTATGTTAACTCATACTTTCATATGAGATCAGACTATACCTTCATCCCTATTGGGATGGTCTATTGTAGTCGTTGAACCTCTTTCTTGGTTTATATGTGTCTAAGTAAATAATAAAAACTTTTCTTTTTCTTTCTAAACATGTAATATAATCTTTATACATGTAATTAAATAGATTAAGAGTATCTTGTAAAGAATGTTGTGTAATATAACAATCTTTATTTTTTTTAATAGTTTTATTTTTTACAGGTAATATACTTAATAAGTCAATTATAAATTTTTGTGAACCTGAACAAAAACCTGATTTTAAGATTTTCCAATCATTATTTTTTAGATTTTTGTAAATACCAACTGTACCATCTCCATCAAAATAACCTCTTATAAAGTGATGAATTAATTCATCATCTAGTATAGGTATTCTAATTGTTTTAGTTTTAGTTGGTGTACATCCTAAATTATTCAAATCATTATACATTTGTGCTGATGTTATCTGAGCTTTCCATATATATTTTTTAAATATTTTTTGATATTCACAATTTGGAGAATTATTTGATCCAATATCTGATAAAAATAGGTTTACCCATTCTTTGTCTTTTGAAGAAAAAATAACTTGTCCAGATTTACTTGCTTTTTTTGTAATACTACCATCTGCAAATAATACACCTAACCAATAGGCTTTTTTTTCTGTATTTATAACATTAAAAAAGTCATCTTGACATGTGTATTTCATTGATGATTCAGACAAAGTTCTTGATTTTACATTATTTCTTTTTAAAATAGCAAATACTGTTTTAACATTTATTGTTAAAATATCTGCAATCTTTTTACCTGATAATTTATCAGTAATGTAATAATTAATTACTTTTTGTTCTATTTCTGTTTTCATATATGTAAGTGTTTATATTACAATATACCAAAAATAAATCATATAGCCAAGAAATTTGGCTGCGGATTTCCCATTTAAATATTTTTATCTTTTTTACTATACCTGAGTAGTTAATTCAGCCACATACTACCTCACGGTGCATGCTTAGTAGATAAAACTTTAGGGAGTCCCCGTCAATTTAAGACATTTTACATATACATTGCTGTATAAGGAGCCCTAGTTAAGCTCATGCTTAATCAATCCAACTCTATGTGGTTCACTTAATTCAGTGAAAAAATTAGGGTTAATTGTTAACTGCATACCAATTCCATGTTTACTTACACCTGCTGTAGATATACGGTCACTGAATTGTTTATTTATACCAATTAAAAAAAGCCCGTAAAAGGGCTCATCTAGAATTAAAGTTTTGGTGGTTCTTGCAACACCATCTTGTATATTTATCATTTTTGTGGATATAATATTTTTAATAATATTTTTTGATAGACAACATAATCTCCAACATTTTTTACTGTAGAGTTAACATTTTTACCAACTAATTCTTCAGGTTTATACTTTTTATCAATAGCAATAAGAAAACGTGCTCTTTTTTCAAACAAAAATGATTTAGTAAATAATAAATCTAAAACATCTTTATCATCAAAGTTTAAGTTTTTGTAATTTTCTAAAGCTAATTCAAAGTCTTCTTCCTGACCCATAAACATTTCACGTAATGAAAAAAACTCTTTAACTGTTATTCTTGCCATCTGGTAAAATTTCTATAATTACTCCAGGATTAACTTTGTCATATTTGTACTCTACAAATACAGGTAATATACAATCTGCATTATCATCTTCAATCCAACCAAATGTAACCATATCATCTTGCACTGTTTGTGCGGGATTAATATAATCAAATTTATGTTTGCTGCCTCTGATAAATGTAAACTGGATACTTACGGGTTGTTGATGTTTGGCTAATTCAGCTTTAAATTCATCAGCGTACTGTGCATAATAATCTTTAGCTATTTTTCTATAATTTACAACAGTTTTGCTTGCTATAAAATACTTACCGGTCCATCTTCTACCATTTTTACTACTTGGGACTGAGCCCGGTATGAACCATTTCATTTTTTTATCTGTTTAAAATTTCTTTAAGTATAGGTTTTAATGTTTGATGTACAATATCAAAACCATGTTCACGCATAGAATCACTAATATCTTTAGACAAGGGCAATGCAAAGCCATCTAGATTATATAAACTTTTATACTTATCAATTGCTAGACTACCTGCAGTATCATTATCAAAGAATGTGATTACTTTTTTGTATTTCTTTTTTAAATGCTCAACAACATGGGGCTTAATCATTGTATTCTCACTGTCTGGTGCCAGTACTTCAATGTTATAACCAATACTTTTAAGACATAAGGCATCTTTTAATGATGAACAAATTACTAAATAAGGTTGAGTGTAGGTTAATTGATCAAAACCTTGAAGATATGATTTTACTTTATGAAACTTATGTTTACTTGATGGTTGATATATCTTATACAACTCATCATCTTTATCAAAATATCCATAGATAGAATGTCCTTCAATCTTTAACTTCTTAACTTCACTATTTTCTTCTTTAATTAAATTGTAATACTCAATAGGTTTAACATTATATTCTTTTAATAGGTTTAACCCTATTCTAAAATTTAACCAATATCTACCATCATTTTCAGTCCACTGTCTTGTATTAACAAAATCAATTTCCCATTTTGCTTGAACTTTAAAAGATACTTGTTCAAAATCAGTTGTTTTAACATAATTGTTATAATCATCTACTATTTTTCTAACAGCATCTCTATATTCCAAATTAAACATAAGTTTAACTAAGTCTATTTTGCTACCATTTTTACCAGTTGAAAAGTCCTTGAATTTATACATATTTATAGATTTATCTACATATATACAAAAGCTAGGAGTTTTGTCATTAGGATTAAAGATTGATTTAATCTTCACATCCTGACCTGTTAAGGGTTCTGATAAGTTTAAATAATATTGAAACACCCAATAGCTAGGAACATCTGAATCTTCTAATACTAAATTTTTTGTGTTAAGCATATTAAGAATATAAATAAAAATGGGACTGACATATTATAGCCAGTCCCATAATTAAATTAATTATTACAAATCAAAATCATCACCAGAACCAGTTGAAGCAGGTTCAAACTGACTTGTTGTAGGTGAATTTTTCTTCTCTATTTTTCTTAAGTGATTAACATTATTGCTATCAAAAGTTAATAATTTAGAATTTTCAACATTCAATGCTTCTATAGGCACACCTTCTTTACTAATTTTAGGTAAGTAAAGATCATTGTTTACATAACCCTCAGTGTTTTCCCACTCACGTGCACCAAGACATACATTTACATATGTTGGACCTGATAATAATTTATCACATTTTACCATCCAGTCTTCAATTGTATTAGCTTGAATAGCATCTAATCCAGCTCTTTTATCTAAAGCCTCAGCTAAAAATATCATTGCTTTCATTACCTCAGTATCTCTACTAATTTCTTTACCACTTGGTAATGTAGTGTCTTTATATGGATAAGGTGAATATCTCACTCTTCCTACTTGACCTTCATAACGTGCACCGTCAGGTTTATTCATATCTTTTAAAAATCCTTGAAAATCTCCTGTCATAGGTTCTGTTTCTACATGTAACATAATGTTATATGCTTGAGCATCATAAGGAGTTTTATCAAAACTAATTGAATTGATTTTTACTTTGTGATTTCCTGTTCCAACTACTGGTTTCTCTTTGCCTGAAGCGGCTGACATGTCTTTAGTACTTAACATAATTGCTTTTTTAATTAATTAATTTTATTTATTCTTCATATTTTTTGATGCAATCTTTTACAAATTGCAGATTGTTTGGGATGAAGTTTTCCTCAAACATTCCTTGGGGTGATTTACATGTGTTCTCTCCACTGTTTTGTGTTTCAAAACCATAGACAAGTTCACCATCATCATTTTTACTAACCTTACCAAATAAAACAATAGAAAATAGGCCTTCTAAAGTTAAAGCATTATCAATCATTTTACCAATTGTTTTTGCTTTAATTTTTCTATTCCCATTAATATCAGTTGAATCTTCTGAGTGAGTCAAAAAGAATACAGTAAGATCATCTCTCAAATCTTTAGGTAATTTAGCTACTTGAGCTAAATTTGCTGCAATTTGAGTAAATTTCTCATAACCTTTTTCATTTGCTCTATCAAAATATTCAAAAGAACTCATATATTGCCAATCATCTACAACCAAAGTCTTGATGTGTGGCATTTTTTCATTAACATGCAAAATAGCTTTAATAACTCCTGCTGCAGAAGATGATGATGCTAAGTTACCTTTTGGATTGTCTTTTGAAATTGCTGAATACATTCCTTTCCAACCTTTAAAAGGTAGTGGTTTGTTTGCAATATTAATTACAAAAGTTTCATCAGGATTTAGATGTCTGATTGATGTTGATTTGCCGGTCCCTGAGTCAGCAATGATTAATACACTTTGTGCCATATTTATTTATTATTTGTTAAGGATACTATTTAATGTTAATTGAATTGCTTTAAGTGTCTTATTAATATCAAGCAAAGCTTCAACTAATCCTGGTACTTCTTTTTTATCTGGATTAGGTAAATCAGGATTAGCAAAGTCATGGATTAACTTACCTCTGCTTGTTACATCATTTATAATTTTTAACTCACTAACTGGTATTATATGTCTTATAAATCCAGTACTTGATTCAATTAATTCATACTCTTCTCTCCAATGAGGATTATGTTTATGAAGATACAAAGTTCTTTTTGGGTCTTCTGTATCATAATTTATACTTACAAATTCAGTATAAATATCTTCATTCTTTTCAAACTCACTAGGAAAAAAACTAACATATAGTTCATCTTTTCCACTTGGCCTATAAGCCATTTTAGGGATATACAGTGCATTAATTATCCCATTAGTTTGGAAGTAATCTTCATGCTCTTCTCTTAATGCATTTACCTTAACTTTACGTTCATCAGGTGTTATTGCCATTTCTTTTGTTTTATTTAAATTTTTAGTGTTTATCATATTTTTATCTTCTTTCTTGAACTCCTGGTGTAGCCATTTCTTCAATTTGCATTGATTCAAACTTAGCTTTAAAGAAACTCATTCTAGTATCACCATTTCTTGCTTTAAGAAAATGTAGTACTATGGTTTTATCATCTGCAATAATATATCTATCCGGGCCATAAAATCTAATCTTTTGCTTTGCTGGTCTGTTGATACCAATTAAAGTATCAGCATGTTGTAGCATAGCATCTGAACCAAATATATCTGACTCAAGAATGTAATTACCATACTTACCATCTATTGCTCTTTCTGGGTTATCTATATTCCTATTAAGTTGAGATAAAGCAATAAACAAACAAGGATAGTCACGTTTACATTGAGTAAAGAACTCACCTAATTCAAATAACATATCTAATGTATTGTTTTGATAAGGTGCTCTTTTAACCAACATTGTGTGATCCAAAGTAATTATTGTTTTTACTCCTTTGTGTTGATGCATATACATATCAATTTGCTCACGCATTTGATTTACAGTCATGGGAGTACTTACAATATCTACAGGATGCTTCACTCTTTCTTTAGCATATTGATGACAAGTATTAAGTGTATCAGCAGTAATTAAACTTCCTGCACTACATAACTCTTTATAAGTTTTACCAGTGACAGATGAAAATTCTCTAATTGCTGAGGTTCTACCAACCATCTCATATTGAAACTCCAATACTCTAAATGAATCATTAGGATTCAATGCAAAAGACTCTCTTATGATTTGATCTTTAATTAATGTTTTACCTGAACCGGGTCTTCCACCAATAACCGTTAATGTATTCCACTCTAAACCATCAGTTGTAGCATCATTGAATTTTGGCCATGGTGTATATATAGACTTTTCCTCACCGGTTTGTCTTTTATACATGTATTTTAATGCATCATTAAAGGCAGCATATTGACCTATCCAAGATTCTGTTGGTTTACTCATTTTCTATAATGTTTATTACATCTTGAACATTTTCTATACTTGCATTACAAGATTTTTCATCAGGTATCCAAGTACCATCTCTTAACATTTGAAAATCTTCTAAAATAAGATTTAATTTATCAAGTATTTTGTCTATGTTATCTAATATCATAATTTTTCTATTTCTTGTTTAACTTCTTGGTAATATTTATACAAATACCAAACATTATCTGATGTTGGTTCATTTTGCTCAAACAATTCTTCAAATTCTTTCAATATCTCATCAACTGCTATTAATGCACAAACCACTGCATCTTCTAAAGTTATTTTTACAAATCTTTGTTCAAATAAATCTTCTCTTATTTTATAAACTAATTCTTTTGCTTTTTCTTTTGGTGTCATATCACATTTTCTTGAAAGTGTTTAGATTCTGTTTCTATACCATCTCTAATCATATCACAGTAATCTGCTAATGTAGATGATTTTACTTTGTGCTTGTCTTGTTTGCATATAAAATACTGACTAGTTTGCATATACATATATTGTGCATCCCGGTATTCATTTACATACATTTTAGTAGCTTTTATAATTTGTTCCCAAGTATAATCATATGTTTCAAATATCCATCTAAATGATTCAGATAACATTTTTACATTAACCCTAGCTGGTTTGCCACTGGGAAGTTTTATATTAGGAAATACTTCCCTATAGATATTTATTTTATCAACAAAGTCTTGACCCATTAACTGAGCATCTGTTTTCTTTTTTGCTTTGATAAAATAATTATCTAAATGTACTATCAAGCTTTTAGCTTCAGCACTCATTGTATATTTACCATTATCCAAGATTAAATAACCTAGTTTTTCTAGAGCTAACTTATCTTCAGTTGTTACTTGAGGCAAAGCAACTCCTTGCTTTATCCCAAATAATAATAGTACCTGATTTGGTGTTAAATTATTTTTCAGCATCATCTGAAATAGTTCCCACATATTGTTTGGTTTTATTTGTAGTTTTAATAATCAGATATATGATTTAAAAGAAGGGGAACAAATATAGACAAAATTTACCAATTAATCAATGGTTTATCTTGTTTTTTTAGTTCTAAATTTACTTTATTAAAGACATCATTATGGTCCCATTCTCCACCTTTATATGCAGCTGATGCTGGGTGTGAACATTTAAGTATTTTACAATCAGGTAATAAAGTTTCCCATTCTTCTGCTTTTTTACCCATCAAAATAAAAATTGTATTTTTCTTGTGTTTATTAAGATTAGCAAATATGTAATTTGTAAATGGTTTCCATAAGTTATAATGTGAACCAATTTTGTTAACCTCAACGGTAAATGCTGTATTAAGTAACAATACACCTTGGTTAGCCCAACGTCTTAAATCACATTCTTCAGGAGTATATATAACTTTACCTGTATCAGTAAAATCACCTATAGTTTTTTTAAGTATATATTGCAAAGACTTTTCTGCTGTTCCTTTTTTTGAGCAACTAAATGCTAAACCATCTGCTGATCCTAATTGAGGATATGGATCTTGTCCCACTATAACAACTTTAAGATTATCATATGAGCACTCTTTGAATGCATTAAATACATCTTTGAATGGTGGAGTAAATCTTAGACCATGGTTAACAGCTGCTTCTAGAAATACAAATATACCATCAAATGATGAACTATCTATAAAAGGATTAATTATTGTATCCCAACCTGATAGTTCTGAATCAGTTTTTATTTGTGTTTTAAATTTATTTATGTTTGTTTCCATTTTATTTATTTTAATTTGTATATTTGTCAATAAATATATTTTACTATGAGTGAAGAAAAAAAATTACAGACAATTGATACATATGATTTTAAAGATACCATTAAAGGTATTGAAGTATCAACAGCCTATATTGCAGGGCTTCAAAGAATTTTAACTGATATGTTCATAAATTATTCAGAAGGAACTGAAAAATTACCAGATTTGTTTAAAAAATTTGAACAAAATCTTGATAAAACTGATGAAGATAAAGGTGACTTGGGTCTTAATAAAGAACAAGCTGATATTTATACTTTATTTTCACTTCTTCAGTTGTTTAAATATCTTGCTAATAAACAAGGTTTAGCTAAAAAAACTGAAACTACAGCTACTATTGAAGAACTAAAAGAACTTGCTACAATGATGTCTAAGCAAGAAGATGTAACTGCAAAGTTAAAAGAACTTCAAGACAAGATAAAAGTCATAGATTAATTATCTTAATTGCATTCCGCTAAAATCTCCTATTTCTATACAAGCTTGAATAGCCAGGTTTAATTCATCTTTGTCACACTGACCAAAAGACTTGCAGTACTCTTCTTTATTTTTTGTAAAGCAGAGTCCTGCTTTTCTTTTTACTACAAATTTAGCCTCTTCAAATGTATATCCTATTTCTTGAGCTATTTCTCTAATCATTGCATGCAGTCTAGCTAATTGGGGATTACTCCCTTTATCACCACTTACACCAATAAATATTTCTAGTTTAACTCCTTCAGGTTGATCATTCAAAAACTTCTGATACTTATTACCTATAGCTTTCATTGGAAAAACTAATGCACCATTTTTAACAGTGCACTGGACAAATAAACTATCCTTCATTGGTTTGTATTTCTATTAATTTTTTAAGACATTCAAGTTCTGCTTCTTCGTAAATAGTATACATTCTTTGTATTGGTTTATCTGCTCTTCCTATTTCTATAAAATAACTAATCATAAATCCAAATGTTTTATCATCATCTATAAAGATTTCATAATAATAATCATACTTCTCTCTAAACCATCTAAATGCTTGTTGGTAAAGTGGTGCTGAACATATAATATCTTCTGTTTGGTTTGTGATTAAACCATCAGTATCAAAAAGTAAAGCTCCACAACCGTACAAGGTGGGTATTCTTTCTTTTGTTTTATAAGTCCAAGATGCTAAACAAGGTTTATCAAATCCTAATTCTTTTAAAGCAAGTGCTTGTTCGTAAGGGACAAATTCTTTTTCCATTACTTAAATTTTAAAGCTGACCCAACATAAATAAAATCTTGACCGCAGCTATCACAAACTGCTTCTAATTCATTTCTATGTAAAGTCCTATTAAAACAATTAGGACAAGGTATTTCTTCTACATAACTAAATTCTTCACATGATTGTTTAGCTAATGCTTGTATATGAGCATCGGGATCTCCATTGAAATCACGCTCTATCATATCCATATAAACTTCTTTTATTCTTCCCATAATCTTATTCTTTACTTAAATTAAAATTTAATACTTTTACTACTTCAAATGGTTTTATACCATATAAAGTTACTCTTTGAGAGCTCAAGTTATCTCCACCAATACAATGTCTTATATCAATTGTGGTTCTAAACTTTGGACATTTTACCATATAGTTTGAAAAAGTTTTGATTACATACTCAATTACTTCTGCATGAGTTGTATTTACTAAATTCAAATATTCTGTATCTTGACAGTTACCTTTAATAGTTAATCTAATTAACTCTAATTTAGAAGGAGTGTATATTTCCATAACTTAAATTTTCCAAAACCAATTACCTATCAAATGTATTCTATCTTTAGGATAAAATGCATCATCATCAAAAGCAATCCACCATAACTCAAGTTTCCAAATAAAGAAACGTCTTTGTGCTACATTATATTCCATCTTATTTCTTTTTAAATTGTTCAATAAACCATTTAGTGTGAGTTTCTGCATAACCAGCAGAATTTACTATATCACATTCTTTTTTTATAAACTCATAAAAAGCTATTAAATCATCTTTAGTAAAAAGTTCCTCACTATAACTTCTTTCTTGTTGAGAAATACCAGCATCATATCCTTCACTAAATGTAGTAATGTTTTCAAGTTCACATTTACATCTTTCATCTAATCTAATATTATCTTCATCAAGTTTGTCTTGCTCTTGTTGCCATTTAACACCATTAATAAATCCTAGAATATAAGCACTATTACCTGCTTCAAATTCCTCTATTGCAGATTTTTCAGCAGCTTCTTCAAGTGTTTCTTGTTTATTCATAGTTTTCTTTTTTAAAAATTTCAAATAATTGGTTAGCATTTAAGTAACTATTATCTCCTAAAAACACAGTTGTTTCCCAATTTCTATCACTAACATTTGGGATATGATAACAATGAAACTGAAAAATAACTTTTTTCAATCTATACCATTCTAAAAACCTAATAGCAGTTGTTTGATTTGATTCTTCAAGTGTTTCTTGTTTAGGTTCTTCTTTGTATTTAGAGTCACACCAAATTTGACAAAGTTCTTCATTTGGAAAATTAGGTAAACATCCTTCTCCTTGATAAATGTCTTTTAGTTCATATTTTGCTGGATAATATTCATTTAACTTATCGTGTAATACTCCTACCCAAGCAGTTTTAGGTTCTTCTTTTGTCATTGTTGAATATTCTCCTGACATATATTTCCAAAAATCAACCTTCTCACAACTTGGATTCTTAACAAACCATTCTAAAAACTCATTATCAATAGCTTGTACACCATCTTTGATTAAGTCTTGGTCTGTTGTTAGGATGATTTTTTTGCAAAACTGTTTAAAATATTCCAAACCTTCAATCTTAAATACTTCATCAATATCATCAACACACCAATCTCCTTCTTTAATTTCTTTATTAGAAGTGATAAACAATTCTTTTCCTATTTTGTAGATATTTCTTTCCATGATGTTTTGTTTAAAATATGTGTTATACAAGATTCACTTACATTATATTCTTTTGATAGCTTTTTAGCTGAATACTTATAAGGAATATATTTTTGTTTTATTTCTAAAACCTGTTCTTTAGTTAATAATGACCTACCATTCTTTTCTCCTGAATATGCGACTCTATGCAAATGAAGTTTGTTTAATCCATTTTTAGAAGCGTGAATATGATTTTGAGAATTAGTACACCATTCAAGATTATACATTCTGTTATTAGTTTTATCACAATCTATATGATTTACTTGAGGGTAATCATTCATATTAGTTATAAATGCTTCTGCAACTAATCTGTGTACATATTTATTTACTTTTATATTATTAACAGTAAAACCAACAGTCATATAACCAAGATTGCTTTTAGATTGTTTACATATCTTGCCTTTTCTCCAATAAGGAACTCTATTGTTTGGAGCAACTTCTCTATCTAAAGATTTTACATTTCCAAAGTTACTTACCTGATAGATACCTTCATAATCTTTTATGTCTTTCCAAACTTCTAACTTTGGTAATACGTGTATGTTTTTCATCTTATTTACTTTTAAATATATATTTCATGTTCATCATGAACTTCTACAACTTTTCTATCTAATGATACAAATCTTTCAGCTCTATAACCAATCCAATGTAAACCAAATTGAGTACGGCCTTCATTCACAATACCTTTAATGATATAGACTTTTTGTTCCATACCATTAACGTATTGTTGAATTACTTCATACTCAGTACCTTCTTTAACTGATGCTCCTTGAGGAAGTTTTGTATCATCTATGCAAACTACTTTCATGATAAATTAATCCATAAATTTTTAAGATCTTCTTCTTCAGGGTCTTCATCTTCTGAATAAACATTACCAGTTCCCTGGCAATCATCACACATCATTGTTATATAACAACCACCGCAACATTCATTGCTGTAGTCATGACAATTCATTATTTCAACGGTGCCTACACCATCACAATTTGAACATTTCATTTGCTTAAAGGATTATAATATTTAACTTTCTTTGTATCAAAATCTTTTAAAGCTGTTTGTACCCATAATTCATCTTGAGTATCTTTATAACATAAGATATGACATGTTGCTTTTTCTGTTGGATTAAGACGTAATAGTCTACCAATCCTTTGAGCACTTTTTCTTTCATTACCATATGCATGCATAATAATACCCTGTTTTAAATTAGGAATAGTAACACCTTCACTTAACTGTAATACACAAGACAACCTATCAATTCTACCATCTGAGAATAACTCTAGGTTTTCTTCATTTTTAGAGTTCCCAGAATGGTAGCTGTGTTTTGATAGTTTATCTGCTTGTTTTTGAGTATTTGCAAAAATGATACATTTAGTTCCCAAATTGGGAAGCAATGATTTTACATACTCTTCTTTAGTTGTGTATTCCATTAGAGCTCTCATTCTCATGATAGCTGCAAGTTGTTTAGCTTTTAATGATTGTGCTTCACCACATCTTGAAGTAACATACTCATAATCTTTTCTTTCTGATGTCCACCAATGACCTCCTTGTTTTTTAGTTTTTTTCAAGGTCAACAATTTTGACAGTTCTAATTCATGTACTACTATCTGATAATCATTTAGTATTTTTGAATCAGTTGCTTCATCAATAGTAAATGTGTATTTAATTGGGCAGTATTTTCCTACCATTTTACCTTTTTCAGAATCATTGTATTTTGGTGGTGTACCAGTTAAACCTAAAATTTTACCTTTAAAGTTAAAAAGAAATTCAGAATGTGTTTCTAATAAATTATGACATTCATCCAAGTACACTATATCATATTCATTAGAGTTTTGTTTTCCTATTGAAAGATATGTGGTAAATGTTAAATGATCTGCAAGTTTTTCTATACCAAGTTTCTGTAGTTCTGTTAACCAAGATTCTTTAATAGATAACTTTGGTATAACTACCAGTGCTTTTATAAAAGGATTGTAACTCTTTTGAAAGTGCTGAATAGCAATTCTAGTTTTACCAACACCCATACTTATGGCCAAACCACATCTTTTATGGCTTAATGCAATCTTTAACGCATCTTCTTGTACTTGTTGTCTGTTCATGTCTTAGTTTATATTATTAGAATGCTATAGCACTTTTAAGATGTATTGCATCCTTTTGCAATCTTTCATATTGTAATGCCATTTCAGTTATATCTAACTCTCTAAGATCTAATAATTTTTTAGTAATAGATTGAAGCATTTCATTTTGCTCTGTACTAGTAAAGTCTCGCCTAAGAAGATGTACAACTTTGTTTACATATTCACTTTTAATTTCTGGTTCTGGAGTTAAAAGGGTTAATAGTTTTGCTCTCCAAGTTTTTAATAATTTTTTCATAAGTTTAAATTTTTGTTGTTTTTATTTTAGCACCCTCAATTATTAGAACATCTTGTTTACTGCTGAGTATGATGTTAACTCTAATAACTAATAAGAGTAGGGTCACGTAGTTACTGGATGAACCCAAATAACTTACTTGCTGAGAACTCATTACACGAGTAGAGTGTGGTTTAGACAAGTGTCTATCTCTATTTAGTTCCACATTGCTTTCTCAAGGCAACTTACGTTCTACCATTACTGATAGTATCTTTATGTAAATGCACAGGATTTCTCACATACAAAGTACAAAGGATCAATGTTTAGCCTTAATACCTATTTTTCACCAAAAATACCTATTTTTCACCAATTTCTTCAATTACAAGATATCTTACACCTTTTTTTGTTTGTTTAACTTTACCTTTTTGCATAAGTTTTTTAACAATTTCAGGATCTAATATATCAAAGGTATCTTTCATGTATATAACTTTCATTCTATTTCAAGATTAAATTCTTTAAGTTTATTAAGAACATGCTTTTCTGAACAACCTAATGCTTCAGCAGCTTCTTTATATGTTTTATATTTTAATACTGCTTTCTTTATAAGAGCATTCTTTGCTTCTTCTAAATTTAATATTTTAGTCATTATTTTATTTTAAAAATGTTACATATGATGGTTTTCTTAATTAACGTTTTATTAAAATCTTTAGTTAAGAATTTTATAAAATATAGGCACTTAACTTACTGATTTAAAGCTGATTATCATACTATTTTGAAGGTATAAAAAAGACAAAAAACTATACTTATTATCAAGAAAAAATGCATTTTTTTGTATTTATTTTTTTTGTCATTTTATATTCTTTTATCTGAAAATCCAAGTTCAACTGCATCTTCAGAATTAAGTTCTATCCATGTATGACAGTTTCTACATACTGGTAACCAAGTAGTTATATCTAAATGATACTTACCTCTACCTTTTTTGTGGTGAACATCTGTTGCATGCAAAGAACACTGATGGATCTTTGCATGACAAACTGGATGCTCTGTTAAATAAACTTTGCGTATTTTAGAATACTCAGAGTTAAGCTGTGATAATTTGGCTGATACTTTTCTGATTGTCATTTTCTTTTAAAGTAAAGAAATTCTTTGGCAATAAACCTTTAGACATAAATCTTAAGATTACGTCTTCATAAGTAATACCCAAATCTTTTAATGTAAATGTGTTATTATAATCTTCCAATATTTCATCTTCTGGAATAGCAATAATACATTCTGCTGTTGGTCCATGAAATGTTTTACGGAATAAATCAATAATTCTTTTGTTACAAATAGTTTGTTTCCATGCATTTATCTCTCTTTGAGATCTTCTCCATACTTTAGATATTCTTCTTTTTTTATCCCAGTGTAGAGTTTCAATTTCTTGTTTATCATACACATTAAGGCCGTGTAATACTCTTTTAAACAAGAAGTGTTGATAGGAATTTAACTTGTTGTAACTTAAATTATTAATGATTGATGGTGGATGTAATTGGTATTCTTCCAATAATCCATAGTACTGATACCGTGATTCACGGAGACTGATGATGTTTTTTGATTCATCTGTCTGAAGCTGAGTTAATTGTTCTTGAGATAGCATACATGTTTTGTTATAAAGTTTTAAGTGTGTAACGTAAGATATAAACAAAAAAGGCTAAGGCACAAATAGCCATTATTTAATTTCCTCTGATGGAAAACCTTTAATATTTATATGGGAGATTTAATTAAAGTTCAAAAGTCTCTTCTTCTACAAGATCTAACTCTTCAACTTCATCTGTAGTTTCTATTTCATCAAATGAAACTGGAGCAACTACTTCTTCTTTAACATTGATACCAAATGCTTCTGCTGATGTAGCAACATCAACTTTAACTGAAGACTTTGCTAAATTGAAAGAGGAACCTCCATTAGCTTCTTTGATATCTTGACCATTAGTATGAGCAACTAACACATCTTCTGCAGTGACATCACTTACATAAAATGTTTTCCTATAGATAGGTTGACCATCTTGACAACAAATAATACCAGTATCACCTGCATATTTGTAATCTCTGTCTGGATCTGTGTTGTTAAAAGGCTCTAATGATTCTTTGATTACAATTTTACCAGGTAATGATTTAACATTTTCAAGGCCTAAACTTTGTAAGTCTTCTAACTTACCGTGTAATAATGTACTTAATATGGATTTCTTAACCCAACCCGTGTTACCAAAGGTTACTCTTTCTTGTTGTAGTCTTACGTGAGCAAATTCTGAATTTGTACTAGACTGACGGATAACATTTCCCATGTCATCAGCAATGATGTTTACTTTACTTTGCATTTCTTTTTGGTTTTAAATTTTTAAATGATAAATGATTTGATGTATCTGGAGTTTAGATATCATCTGAATAAAAATATGAGTCATCTAATTTCTCATCATCTTCTATTTCATCTAACCCTGGTTCATGTTCTATGATTAATTCATCAATTAGTTCTTCTAATGAATCATCATCAATGTTTATGATAGTTGGGAGTGGTTTAGAAAATGAATTGTAAAAAGGATCACTCACTTCTTTTGTATAACCTGCACTAAGACCATTTAAGTCTTTAACTTCATCATCAGACAAAGATAAATATTGCTCTACTGAGCACTCAATTATACGTCCATTTGGCAGCTGTATTATCATTTATTATTGTGTTACGTAAAGTATACACAACAAATGTATAATAATATAATTGTTATTAATAGCATAATTTTTCTTATTTTGTGATAGTGCAAAATATAAAGAGCATATATATAGCTAACGTTTATTTTATTGTTAGTTTTCTACCTACTCTTCTTATGTAATTACATGTTTTAAGTTCCTTAATCAATCTGTTAGTAGATGATTGACTTATATTTAAGTCATCTGATAGTGTGGAGATTGATGGCCAACATGTTCTTTCTTTGTTTGCATAACAAGCAAGCATTGAATACAGTGCTTTTGCTTGTACAGATAGGTTTGGATCTGATATTACTTCATATGAAACAATACCAAACCTACTTAATTTCTTGGACATGATCTCTCATGATTAATAACAGTGCAGAGTTATGATCTGCTTCATTAAGAAGATTATCATCCCTAAAAGAGTATTTCTGATTCATAAATGTACCAAAACTCATAACTTTACCTTTTGGTACATTTATTTCCATTGAATTTTTCATATCTATCCAAGATGATAACTCTGATTGTAATAAAGAGATTGTGATTTTTGACATAATTAAAAAGGTTCAAAGGTTAATTGATTTGTTATTGGTTTTTCAAAATCTGGTTTATTAAAATAAGGAATGTCTAACTTATCTATTTTAGTTAATTCTAATGGAGTTAAGCTTTCTTCAAACTCTATAACTTGCATATTTTTGTCATGATAATACAATTTTACTTTAAGAGTACTATAAAAAGGATTGTAATCTGTACTTGACCATCCTCCATCACGAACTACATAACCAAATATATTACCTTCTCCGTCACATAAACCCATATCACATAATATGTCTGACTCATAATGTTTTGAAACATGGTAGTTTATAGGTTTTGTTTTAAAGTGATCACCAATAGCCAATGGCTGATAAAATTCATCAGTCATACCTAAATGGATTATATTTTCTATAGATGATTCTGGTAAATCTTTCAATAGTATATGAGTAATTGCATTTTTATTAGCAGAATTTTTAATGCTATCTGAATTAATCAAGTTTATAAAGACTTTGTTAAGCAGTGTTTTTGATATTCTATATGTTTCCATAATTGTTTTATGTAAATTAAATAACTCAACATATAAAATATGCTGAGTCACTATTATTTAATGGTTTTACAAGGCCTAACTACTAGTATAATAATATATAATATTACTGGTACTGTTAGTGTGTCATCCGTGATAGTTTTTAAAATGTTTTTTGATTTTTTTTATCTAATAAGTCTTTAAAATCAATTTCAATTCCAATACAAATGAATAATATTTGTATAGTGTATTCTCCGTCACAGGCTATAAAAAAGCCAAATGCCCTTACAAAAGTAATATGAAATCTATTTGTTAAGGATTTAATTATTTTTTTCATGATTAAGTTTTTAGTTAAATGTTGAGTAATAGTCCATGTAATCTTCAGTTTCATCATTGTAATGGATTTCTACCAGTTTATATTCTTCCGCTAGTTCTCTTAGATGTTCGCTAGATACAACAGCATCTTGAATCTTTTCAAGTGATGGTATTTCTATTTTACTACGGTCTAATTTGAGGTGCTCATAACCATCAAAGAAATTCACTTGAGGTGAATCTTCTTCTGTGTATAGCATTATTCCAATTTTTGATTTGTACTGAATAAATTTTTCAGGGTTTAAAATGATTGCGTTCATGTTATTTGTTATTTAAGGTTATATTTTTTATCTAAGTCATAACCCACTATAACAGCTGGTATCCAACCAAATATCATCATAAGCATTAATGTCACACCATGTGTGTAACATTCACGTAAGGATAGCTCTGAGAGCATCCAACCAATAAGACTCATAGAAGTCCATGTTGTAAGTAATGAAGCCATTATAGCTAACATAATTTTTGTTGATTTCATTTTATTTGTTATTAAGGGATTAATTTCAATTCTCTTGCTCTTCTCCACATTTCTTGATAACATTCCATATCTCTATTAATATTATCACCTGACATATAGTTTCCTGGTTCATCACCATAAACAATAGCAGCAGACTTAGTATAAACATCTAAATAAATACCAAGATCATAGTTATCTCCTTCACTGTCTGTAAATGGTCCTAAATAAATACAATAGTTCCACATCCATTCTCTTGCACTAGGATAATACAAATGTGCATTTGCTAATAAGTTATTCATATTGATTTAGATATTAAAGTGATTAAGAATACAAATACTATGACAATAAGCCATATTATATTCTGTAATGTTTGATTATTCTTGTTCTCGTGATACATAATTTGTGTGTATTAAATCATCTATAGTTATTCATAATGAAAATGACCCCTCATTTTATATTGTGAAGGTGTATATGTACTACATCCTACTGTTCTAGGACTGTAAATGATTTGTAATGTTAAATATAACTAACAAATAACAATGTATTTGTAAATTATATGTTGTGTTATAATAATAATCTCTCATAGTCCTCTAGATGTGTTAGTAGGAATGTTCCATACTATGAGAGAATATTATTTTTCTACTATAATTCTCTTTTGGTTTCAGGATGGCTCATATGGAACTCCTGAAGGTTAACATATAAATCAACTATAGCATACTTCTAATGCTCTTCTAATGTTGCACCAAATATCACTTGGTAGTTGATTGTATCATAAAGGGCCCGTAGAAGAGCCCATTATTATTTTAAATAGTATTCATTACTTCTTCAGGTGTAAGATCTTTATAATACTTAGTACATTCTGATTGAGCTCTCATTGCAATAAGTTTATTCTGTAATGATTTAAGATCATCACGTTGATCATTGTTATCAAGCATGTACTTTTTTAATGTGTATTGTAACAACTCTATCTGCGCGTATGTTAATGTCTTCATATTATTAATTTCTTTTTTTTAATTCTTTTGATTGCTGCTTGTCTGGCATCTTTATTTATTAGTCTTAAGTTATCTTTATGTGTATAAATAATCTTTTTAGTTCTTGGTGTCTCAAGTATAACTTGGTTATTTTGTGACCAACCTTTTAATACCCATACCATACCAGGTTTAGATGCCCAAGTACAATGATATTTAGTACCCACTGTTAATTCAGCAGGTACTTTATCAATATCAAGTACTATTATTTCTTCAACATCTTTTTCCCAATTTTCTGGAAAATTAGACCAACTCATAATTAAGGTGTTATATACTCTGGATCATTGGTCCATGAGTATCTTTGGTTTAAATTATTCATTTAGATATCTTTTAAAGATTTACCTACAGTTCTAAAGATTAGAAAGTCTTTTTCCCAATTCATACCAGTGTAACTGATTTCAATTAAGGATTGATAACTATCTTTTCTATATAGTTCAATAGGTGTTACTCTAATATCTTTATCTACCATAGACAAAGGAGCTAATACACTTTCATTAAATTCATTGTTGTTGACTCTGATTCTAAAAGTGTTGATTGATGTACCATTTACTGAGATGGTTTTCATTCCAAATACATTGATTCTTTTCATAATTTCTGTTTAATTAATATTGTTTGATTATTTGATTGTTCCGGGTAATATGGCTCTTATCCTATAGAGAGAGATAAGAATAGTATAAGGGAAGAAGAATACTATGAGTAACTACTACTATTCATTATGCTAGCTATATATAATAATAGCAGTGAGTATAATTATGAGTGTGATTAGAGTATAAATAAGTGGATATGAGATCACCTATATAACTACACACACACAAATAAATAATAAAATGCTAGCAAATACAAGGGTTAAGGGATGATTAGTAACCATCCCTATCAATTTACATTGCTTCCACCCAATAGAGTGTTGTTTCTTCCCCTGTTACAAGGTCAACCACTCTATTATCAGATAATTTAAAGCCAGGCATCTCATCTCCTGCGTTCAACTTTTTTTGAAGTTGTGCAATTGTTGGATGATTGGCTTTCATTACTGTGTTAGTCTCTGGATCTATTAGACTAAGAACACCAAATGTAATACTATTTTGGGTTCTTGTTCCAACACTGATGCCGGCTAACGTTCCTATCTTTGATTGGATAGGTGCAGATGTTACAATAATGGTAGCAGTTCCCGTGCTATCATTCACTCTCAATTTTCTAAAAAATACTGACATAACTAATTTAATTAATTTATTTTATTGCAATAGTGCAATAATTAGCTGGGGAGCAGAGAGGAGCTGCGCGCAGCGCAGCAGCTGGAGAGCAGAAAGGTATGCGTAGTGGAAGTTAGGTAGAAGAGTTAGTAACACTCAAAATAGTATGCGTAGTGCACCTTAGATAAAAAAAATACTAATTAGTAACCCCTTGATAATCAATACTAAAGTCTACTTGTTACACACGGTGGAGACAAACAATTATTAATATATTTTGAGCTGTATTAATTCCAAATACTATTAAGCTGTTATCCATAGCCGTTACATTTAAAACGGACAAGCTCACTCAAAATACATTAATAAAAGGGGTTGTTACACCCCTTATTAGTTTTATTCATTCCAGCTAGCATCACCATCCCAATAGTCAGCTTCTGTTAGTTGTTCATTTGCATTCATTAGTTCAACAAGAGCTTTTCTGAAATCTTTAATCCATTCAGCATCACTCATTGTAGTGAAATCACTATCAGCTAATTCAATTCTTTTATCAAGCAATAGTTTGAATCTAGTGATAGTCATATTATCTAATTCAGTTATCCCATTTCTTCTCAATTCTTCTTGAGTTATTTTTGATTTATCAACTTGCATCTTATTATATTTTATTTAATTAATATTTAAAAAGACTATTTCAAGGAGTTACGCCTTAAGCTAGTCACACTCATCTATTAGTTAAAGAGAGGAGTTGTTACACTCCCCTCTTGTACTGATGTTAGATAGCTTCAATCCACATTAGGGTTGTTAGCTCACCAGTTTGAATATCAACCACAGGGTTGCTACTCAATTGGAATCCTGGCATTTCATCACCAGCATTTAGTTTCTTTTGCAAAGCTGCAATAGTTGGATGGTTAGCTTTCATCACCTGATTAGTTTCAGGGTCAATCAAGCTTAGTACTCCAAAGTTTACACTACCTTGTGTGCGTGTGCCCACGTTCAATCCAGCAAGTGTAGTTTGTTTGCTGGTGATTGGTCTGTCTGTAGCAATGATTGTTGCTGTTCCAGTAGACTCATTGATTCTCAATTTTCTGAAGAAAACACTCATAATATTATATTTTATTATATTTAGGTACCCAGATGCGGGGGTACCCTTACCGCAAAAATTAGCTGGGGGGCAGATTGGTAGTAGGTACCAACATTCTAATACACACAATTTTTGGTACCACCTATGCAAAACACATAACATTTGGAAACACTATTTTTTTTGGGGACAAAAAATTTTTTTGAGTTACCGTGATAAGGTTATATAAAAATTATTTTACCTTTACAAAAGGATTTTGTATATTAATGATATAAACACAACACAAATAAAATAACTAATGAATAGTACGTTACAGGATATAATGGGAATGATTGCTAAACGCAAGATAAAAGTTCCTACAGATAAAGACTACATAGTGGCTGCGGCATACACTGATACTCAAGAGGTGCTGAAGCCTCAACCAAAAATGGAGGCCAGCTTAATTAATATTGGTGCACTAAAGAAATATATTGGAGTTGGAAATCAAGGTCCAATAGGTCCTCAAGGACCACAAGGTGTAAGCGGTACTTCAGGATTAGAAACTTCTATTAGATATTCTCCAACATTTACAGCAACAGGAATGACCTTTACTGGAACTAATCAAACTTATCCTACTTATAATTCTTATTATATTAAATCAGGTTTGTTAGTTAGTTTTGTAATAGAAATTGATTTTACAACTGTTACTAATTTTGGTACTGGTCAATATAAAGTCGCATTACCATTTGCCCCTGCTTTTGGATATAATCATTTTAATGGATGGATTTGGGCAGATCCTAATGTTGATCCAGACACAGGTACTGGACATACAATACTTAATGCAGACACTGCTGGTATTACAACTGTATTAGACTTACATTATTTAAAACAGTCTGGTGGAGCTAACTCTCCAATTAGAGAAGGATTATGGACACAAGCACTTCCTGTAACATTAACTTCAATTAGTAAAGCATATATTAATGGAACTTATATTTGTACAACATAAATAAAAAATGAAAGCTAAATCAAAAGTAAACGCGGCAGGTAACTATACTAAACCAACTATGCGTAAAAATCTTTTTAATAAGATTAAGGCGGGTACCAAAGGTGGTGATCCAGGAGAGTGGTCAGCTAGAAAAGCTCAACTACTTGCTGTTCAATATAAAAAAGCAGGAGGAGGATATAAGTAATGGCACTAGCTAAATCACAACAGTCTTTAAAGAAATGGGGTAATGAGAAATGGAAAACCTCAGACGGTAAGCCGTCTAAAGGTAAGAAAAGATATTTACCCTCTGCAGCATGGGATGCATTGAGTCCTTCTGAGAAAGCAGCAACTAATAAAGCTAAGGCGGAAGGTAATGCTAAGGGAAAACAATTTGTGAAACAACCTAAATCAGTGGTTAAGAAAGCTGCAAAATATAGATAATATTAACTTTAAAATTAAAAATTATGAAAACTGTAAAAAAAATGTCAATGGGTGGTTCATTAAAAAATGTACCTACAAGTAAAAAAGGATTAGCTGAACTTCCTACAAAAGTAAGAAACAAAATGGGTTACAAAAAGCATGGCGGTTCTACTGATCCTAAAATGAAAATGGGTGGGGCCATGAAAGGTAAGAAGTGCTAATAGATAGCATGATCTTCCTAATAAAGCAGTATCATAAGTAAAATGAAACAAATTGATTTAATAAATCTAGGATTTGAACGTATAGATCAAACACCTGAGTCAAGTGGTTCTGATGGACCATGGCACTACTATTGTAAAGATGTAGGGGAAATATGTTTCTTATCCAGTGAAAGTGATACAGATGAAGCTAAGAAAGATAAGTGGAGTGTAAATATTTTAGAAAGTAACGTTATTTTTCATAAAATGTCAGAACTTAAAACCGTAATTGCTTTATTAGAAAAAAATAAAATTTAAAAATAAACCCATTAAACTTTTTTTATTTAAACTATTATTATATATTTGTATTTAATTGTTTAACTTAAAAAAATTACAAAATGGCAAATGCAAAAACCAAGAATCCTTTAGATGAGAAAGAACCTATTCTTACTAAAGAAGAATTAAATGCACGTAGAGAAGAAATTAGTGCATTCTACAAAGACAACATTCCTCATTTAGAGGTACAAGCAGATTATGAAATGCTTTTAGCTACTATTGAAAAATCAAGAGCTGAAAGATTACAAGCACAAATGTACATGGCACAAGCCTATGCTTCTCAAAAAGAAGGTGGTTCAGTACCAGTTGATTCAGAAGAAGCAAAGGCTTTTAAAGAAGCAATGGAAAATGCGGCATCTCAAATAGACTAAACTATGAAGATGTTAAAAAGAGGGGATTCTGGACCAGATGTCCAGACCCTTCAAGCTAAACTCTTATTAAAACAAGATTTACAATTTGGACCAGCAACAGAAAAAGCTGTAATTAGATTTCAATTATCTAATAAACTTCCAGTTACAGGTATAGTTAATGCAGATATGTGGGTATTATTGTTTAACAAAGTTCCTACATTACAAGAAGCTATTGATGAAGACACTGATATATTTGGTCAATACTTTAAAACTAATTATGATCAATTAATTCATAAACATTATTTATCTCCAAAAGAATATATAAAAGGACCTATTAAAAATGAATACATATTCTTACATCATACTGCAGGAGGAAACAATCCATATGCTTGTGTTGATATGTGGAATACAGATGACAGAGGTGCTATTGGAACTGAATTTGTTTTAGGTGGTAAAAATCATACTACAGGTGATGCTAAGTATGATGGTCAAATGGTTCAGGCTTTTCCAACAGGAAATCAAGGTTGGCATTTAGGTTTAACTAAATCAGGTTGGATGAATAGGCATTCTGTAGGTTTAGAGATATGTTCAATGGGTCAACTTGATAAAGAATATAAAACCTATGTAGGAACTAAGACTCACCCAGATGAAGTAATAACATTGAAAGAAGCATTCAGAGGATTTTTATACTGGCATTCTTATTCAGAAAAACAAATTAAAGAAACTGAAAAGTGGATTAAGTATGTTGCTGAAAGAGATAGTATTGATGTTAGATTAGGTTTAAAACAACTAATACAAAAACATGGCCCCGTTAAAGCATTTGATTATAATGAAGATGCTGCTAATGGTAAAATTAAAGGATTATTAACACATACCAATGTAAGAAAGGATAAGTTTGATTGCTATCCTCATCCTGACTTAGTTGATATGATAATGAGTTTAAAATAATGGCTATAGTAAACAAAGTAGATTTAAAATTACAAGTAGATATTAATGAAACCATTAAGTATCAAATACTCACCTATTGTTTTTTTGAAAATATTTTAATTAGTAATTCAGATCTTAAGTGTTTAATGGAATTATCAAAACAACCCAAAGTTGAATTAACTAAATTTTGTATATTTTTAACTGAACAACAAATATTTAAAAGTTCACAATCAGCTAGAAATGCTTTAGCAAAAGCAGAAAAGAAAAAGTTGATAGTTAAAAATGGTATAAATAAAAAAACTATTTCAATTAATAAAAATATTAATATTCAAATAGATGGTTTGGTATTGTTAGATTATAAAATATTAGGACGTGAATCCAAAGAAACATAAAGATTTTAAAGAAGGTATTGCTGAAGAAGTTGGTGTACATCCACAAGTGGTAGATGATTTTATATCTTTTTATTATGGTAAATTAAGAAAAAAACTATCAACATTAGAATATCCAAGAATAAATGTAGATGGTTTAGGTACTTTTTATTTAAGAAAAACCAAATTAGAAAACTCAATTAAAAAGAATAAAAGTACACTTGGTAATTTAGCTAAAAGAACATATAATGGTTATGCTCAAAGTGAAAATATACAAAGTAATATTGAACAAATGTCTAAAGCATTAGAACAAATGGAATCTGATATATTAAGAAAAAAAGAGTTTAAAGCAAAATAAGTTTTACAAAATGGATGCAAAATGGAAAAGATATTTAACAGTATTTAAAAATGCTGATCAAATAGTAGAAGGTATTAAAAATAACATATTTAAAAAAGAACATATTGAAGCTGTTGCTACAGATAGATTTCAGATATGTATTAAGTGTTCTTTATTTGATGCTGCTGGAGATCATTGTTTAGTTCCGGGTACACAACCTTGTTGTTCAGATTGTGGATGCAGTCTTGCATTTAAGGTACGGTCATTATCTACATCTTGTCCTAAAGGATTTTGGGATTCATTAATGACTGAAGAATTAGAAGAAAAAATAAACCAACAAATTAAAAATTAACATTATGACAGTAACAGAAATAGTTAAAGATCTTTTAGAACATAATATGATTACTATGGAAGCAGCAACAGTTCTTTTACAAACTGAACTTAAAGCTAATATGTTTGATAACCAAGTTAAAAATACTAATCAAATATTACAACCTTATCATGAAATACCATGTCATACTGGTACAACAAATCCATACTATGTTTCTACAACAACCAATGATCCTATGATGAACGCAACTACTACAGGATTAACTGGAACAAATGGAACAAATGAACTTTTAAAAGTTAAGTAATGGCTATTATATTTAAAGAAGATGGACATACTTATGAAAGTATAGAAGAAGATAACATTGAATGGTTAAGTGTTACCTCACTTGTTGGTAAGTTTAAACCTAAGTTTGATAAAGAAGGACAGGCTAAAAAATCTGCAAAGAATAAAAATTCTAAGTGGTATGGTATGACTGTAGAACAAATATTACAGGCTTGGGATAATGAAACTGAAAGAGCTATTAATCTTGGTAATTTTTATCATAACCAAAGAGAATCAGACATGCTTGATTTTAAAACAATTGAGCGTGGAGGAACTGAAGTGCCAATTGTTAAACCACTTATAAATGAGAATGGTATAAAATTAGCACCAGAACAAAAGTTAAGTGATGGTGTTTATCCAGAACATTTAGTTTATTTAAAATCTGTTGGACTTTGTGGTCAGGCAGATGTTGTAGAAATTGTAGATGGTTATATTAATATCAATGATTACAAGACTAATAAAGAAATTAAAGAAAAAGGATATACTAACTGGGAAGGTATTACAAGTAAAATGTTTAAACCTGTTAATCATTTAGATGATTGCAATTTAATGCACTATTCTTTACAGCTCAGTATTTATGCGTATATTATTAAAAAGCATAACCCTTCTTTAAAGATTGGTAAACTTACAATTCAACATGTAAAGTTTAAACAGATTGGTGAAGACTCAAATGGTTATCCAATTAATGAACATTATAATGGAGAACCTATTTTAGATGAAATAAAAATGTATGAAGTACCATATTTAAAGGATGAAGTTAATTCATTAATAATGTGGTTAAAAGATAATAAATAAAATTATGTTAGTAAGACTATTTGATATTCAGAACAGTAAAGTAATACCATCAGAACATTGCTATGCATTACCTTTTTTAAATGCTATTATGGAAAATTATCCAGATACATATTTAAAAATTTACCAGTACATATTTTATATGAGTTGTCCTAATCCAGATATGAATCCTTTTTTTAATATACCAGAACATGAAAAAGAAGATGTTATTATTGAAGAAGTTCAACTAGAAGATTCACCAGAAGATCCTAAAATAAGATATGCATTGGATATGTGTTATAAGTTATATGAAACACCTACCTTCAGAGCTTATAAAGGTATTAAATCAATGCTTGATAGATTAGCTAAATACATGGAAGTAACTGCTATTGAACATGGTAGAGATGGTAACATAAACTCCATGGTAAATGCAGCATCTAAATTTGAACAAATTAGACAATCATATAAAGGAGCCTTTGTTGATATGAAACAAGAACAAGAAAGTTCTGTACGCGGTGGTGCAGGATTAGCATATGACCAAATATAATAAACCATTAAAATAAAAAAAAATGATACAACAAGTAATACCAGTAGGAAAGAAGTTATTGATTAAACAAAAAAAAGCTGAGGCATTTTTTAAAAATACAAACATTATTATACCTGATACAATGTTAAAAGTTGAAAATAAAGGTACTGTAGTTGCTGTAGGTGAAGGTGTTACAGAAATTAAAATAGGAGATATGGTTCAATATAGTGACCATTGTTTACCAACAACAATGTTACATGATGATGAAGATCATTTGTTAATACACGAAGGTGATGTGTATGCTAAGTTTAAATATGTATAAATCCATACCTACATATAAAGATAATTCTTGGATAACTACAGAATTTGAAACTAGACAAGATTTTGTAGATTATGTTTTAAGTATATTTAATGTCCCTGGTCATTATGAGTTTAATAAACTATCTTTTAAGTTTAATGAACAAGCTCAAATATTTAATGAACAGGGATTTTATTGTAATAAACCATTTAGATCTAAAGATTTTACTCAGTATTGGGAAGATCAAAAAATTAAATGTAGAGAAGGAGTTATTTATAGTGATGGAGATAAAAGTTGGTATTTAACTAGAGACTATTACATGTGGTTAAATTTCCTTCCAATCTTTGATAAAGAAGAAAAAAGATATGGCTTTGCTAAAGTACGTGATGCACAGTATCACATGGCTTTATATGAGCAACTTGCAGAACTACATTACAAACATTCAGCTATATTAAAAAAACGTCAGATAGCATCTTCATATTTTCATATGGGTAAAATTATAAATACCTATTGGTTTGAAGAAGGAAGTATCTGCAAGATTGGTGCATCACTTAAAGATTTTATAAATGATAAAGGATCATGGAAATTTTTAGATGAATATAAAACATTTTTAAATGAACATACTGCTTGGTATAGACCAAGTAATCCTGAAAAAGTTTTATTATGGCAACAACAAATTGAGGTTAGAATTGGTAATAGAAAAACAGCAAGAGGATTAAAATCAAAAATACAAGGTGGTTCATTTGAAAAGAATGCAACTACTGGAGTAGGGGGGCCATGTTCAATTTTCTTTCATGAAGAAGCTGGCATTGCTCCAAAGATGTCTGAAACATATGAGTATTTACGTCCTGCTATGTCTTCAGGTATGATTACTACAGGTATGTTTATTGCAGCAGGATCTGTTGGAGATTTAGAACAATGTAATCCTTTAAAAGAAATGATTACTAATCCAGCAGCAAATGATATATATGCTGTAGAAACCGATCTTATTGATGCAGATGGTACAATAGGTATGGCTGGTTTATTTATTCCAGAACAATGGTCAATGCCACCATACATTGATGACTATGGAAACTCTTTAGTAAAAGAAGCTGAAGTAGCAATTCATGAAGAAAGAGAGAGATGGAAAAATGAATTAAATGGTGAACAGTTTCAATTAAGAATATCTCAGAAACCTTTAAATATTGCTGAAGCTTTTGCTTATAGAAAAGCATCTGTATTTCCACAAGGCATTCTTAGTAGACAACAAAAAAGGATTGAAGAAAAAACATATCCTTATGAACTTGTTGAATTAGATAGAGATGAGAAAGGTGTCTTTGCTAAAAGGACTAATAAACTTCCAATAAGTAGATTTCCTGTTGACAAGAAACAAGTGGATAAGACAGGAAGTATTATTGTTTGGGAACGTCCTGTCAAGAGTCCTGAGTTTGGGGCTTATTACGCCTCTATTGACCCTGTATCAGAAGGTAAGACTACTACATCAGATTCCTTGTGTAGTATTTTTGTTTATAAGAATGCAACAGAGGTTACAAGAACTATGATATCCGGAGATGTTGAACAATTTTTAGAGAAAGATAAAATTGTTGCATCATGGTGTGGTAGATTTGATGATATTAATAAAACACATGAAAGATTAGAATTAATTATAGAATGGTATAATGCATGGACTATAGTTGAGAATAACATATCTTTGTTTATACAACATATGATTGCCAGAAAGAAACAAAGATATCTTGTACCTAAACAACAAATTTTATTCTTAAAAGATCTTGGTTCAAACAATACTGTATATCAAGAGTATGGATGGAAAAATACAGGTACATTATTTAAAAGTCATTTAATATCATATGCAATTGAATTTTTAAGAGAAGTTATTGATGAAGAAACTGATATTAGTGGTGTTGTTACAAATCAAACTTTAGGTGTTGAGAGAATACCTGATGGTATGCTCATAAAAGAAATGCTTGCATATTATCCTGGGCTTAACGTAGATAGATTAGTTGCATTTGGAGCTTTAGTTGCTTTTGTAAAAATACAACAATCAAATAGGGGTTTTTCAAAAAGACGTGAATCAGAAGAGAAATCTTTGGATAATTCAAAAAATTTGTATAAATTAAAGTATAGTCCGTTCAAAAATATTGGACGTACTGGAAACAATACTGGAAATACAATAAAAAGATCAGGCTTCAAAAATTATAAATAAATTAACTAAATTAAATTTAGAATGAAAGTACTTAATGCAATGCAGTTAAAAGCTGGAGCAAGAAAAGAAGAAGGACCTACCTTTTCTAGTTTAACGCAACCTATTCAGTTTTTACCTTATAGTGAAAAAACAGATGATTGGGCTGCATGGAATTTAGATTGGTTAGAACTACAAGGTATAGAGTTTTTAAAACTTAATGCTAGAAGACTTTTAAAAAATTATAAATTAGCTAAAGGGATTATAGATAAAACAGACTATATAGTTGAACCTGATAATGACTATAAAGATTTAATGGATGTTCTAACTAAAGAAAATGATTCAGCTTTAGAACTTAAATTTTATCCCATCATTCCAAATGTAATTAATGTATTAAGTGGAGAATTTTCCAAAAGATATAATAAAGTACAATTTAGAGCTGTTGATGATAGGTCATATAATGAAATGCTTGAAGCAAAAAAGACTCAAGTTGAAGAAGCATTACTTGCAGATGCTGAAAAAAAATTAATAGAAAAAATGATCCAAATGGGAATGGATCCTGCATCTGATGAAGCTAAGCAACAACTTGCTCCTGAAAATATTAAAACATTACCTGAAATAGAAGATTTCTTTAGTAAGTCTTATAGAAGTTCTGTTGAAGAATGGGCTTCACATCAATTAAATGTTGATGAAGAAAGATTTAAAATGCAAGAACTTGAAGAAAGAGGTTTTAGAGATATGCTTATTGCTGATAGAGAGTTCTGGCATTTCCGTATGTTAGAAGATGATTATGATATTGAATTATGGAATCCTGTATTAACATTCTATCAAAAATCTCCAGATCAAAGATATATTTCTGATTCAGCATATGTTGGTAAAATTGATTTAATGACAGTGGCTGATGTTGTAGATAGATATGGATACTTAATGAGTCAACAACAATTAGAATCACTACAAAGAATTTATCCTGCAAGATCTGCACAATATCAAGTTAATGGATATCAAAATGATGGTTCTTATTATGATGCAACAAGATCACATGCTTGGAATACTAATTCACCCGGTTTAGCTTATAGACAATATACAAGTAACTATATGGCAGATCCTGCTAGAGGTGGTGATATTTTAACACAAATTTTAAGTCAAAGTGAAGACTTAGCTTATTTTGGTGATAGTAATTTAATGAGAGTTTCTACAATTTATTGGAAGACTCAAAGAAAAATTGGGCATCTTACTAAAATAGAAACTGATGGTGAAGTTACTCAAGAGATAGTTGATGAAACATTTAAAGTAACTGAAAAAGCTATATATGATACATCAATATTTAAAAACAAAACAAAAGATACTTTATTACAAGGTGAACATATAGATTGGATTTGGATTAATGAAATTTGGGGTGGTGTTAAAGTTGGTCCAAATGTACCTGCAATGTGGAGAAGTTCAACAAGTAGTGAAATAAATCCAATGTACTTAGGTATTAATAAAACTAAACCCGGAAGATTACCATTCCAATTTAAAGGAAACAACTCTTTATATGGTTGTAAATTACCTGTAGAAGGTAGAGTATTTTCTGATAGAAATACTAGATCTACTTCTTTAGTAGATTTAATGAAAGCATATCAAGTTGGATATAACATGGTTAACAATCAGATTGCTGATATCTTAATTGATGAATTAGGTACAGTAATTATGTTTGATCAAAATGCATTACCACGTCACTCAATGGGAGAAGATTGGGGTAAAAACAATTATGCTAAAGCATATGTAGCAATGAAGGATTTTCAAATGCTTCCACTTGATACTTCAATTACTAATACAGAAAATGCTGTAAACTTCCAACACTACCAGACTCTAAACATGGAGCAAACAAGTAGATTGATGAGTAGAATACAATTAGCTAATTATTTTAAACAACAATGTTTTGATGCAATAGGAATTAATGCTCAAAGATTAGGTGGTGCTGTATCAGCAGAAACAGCCACTGGAGTTGTTAATGCAATGCAACAATCATACGCTCAAACAGAAATTTACTTTGTACAACACTCAGATCAATTGATGCCAAGAATACATCAGATGAGAACAGACTTGGCACAATACTATTATAGTACAAATCCAAGTATAAGATTAAGTTATATATCTACTGAAGCAGAGAAGGTAAACTTTACTATTAATGGTACTGATCTTCTATTAAGAGATTTTAATGTATTTGCTACAACTAAAACAAATCATAGAGCAATACTTGAACAGTTAAAACAAATGGCTTTAACTAATAATACAACTGGTGCTAGTATATATGAACTTGGAAATATTGTTAAAGCAGATTCTATTTCTGAAGTAACTGATATTTTAAGAGATGCTGAAACAAGAGTAACAGCTCAAAGACAAGAGGAAATGCAACAACAACGTCAAATGCAAGAACAACAATTACAAGCACAAGCGCAAGAATCTCAAATGAAAGTTCAAATGATGCAAGAAGAAGCAGATAAAGATAGGCAAAATGATATTACTATTGCTGAAATTAAAGCTGCAGGATATGGAGCTGGTGTTGATATAAATCAAAATCAAATAAATGATTATCAAGATGCATTAAAAGATATTCAAGAAACCACTAAGTATAGAGAGCAAATGAATATGAAACGTGAGGAGATGGTAAGTAAATCATCCATGGAAGGGCAAAGACTGCAAGTTGAAAGAGAAAAGATTGCAGCACAAACACAGATAGCAAATACACAATTGGATATAGCAAAACAAAATAAAAATAAGTATGATCAAAAGAAATCAGAAAATAAATAATTTGTGTTAGCTATATACTGCAAAAAACTTTGTAATATTATCAAATATAATAAGTTTATTATAGTATAAACAAAATAAAGATTTGTTATATTGTATATATAAAGTATTAATTATTAAACCAACAATAAGATGAGTACCAAAAACAACACAATGAGTAGTAACGTAGAGACTTTAGATATTGATTTAGATACAATATTCAATGCAGCACCAAGTGGTGATGATATGACTTTGCCATCTGGAAAAGAAACTAAAACTACAAATAACTTTTTTTCAGGAATAAATAAAAAAGCAGATTTTTCATTTGCTGATCCAGATGCAGATGATGCAGATGATTTAACTGATGTAGGTAAAACTACAACATCTAATACAGATCTTCTTGCAGATGATGATGAAGATGATGTCACACCTAAAGTAACTAAAGAAGATGGTAAAAGTATTCTTGATAGTTTAGGTAGTGAAGAAGATGAAGAAGAAAAAAAAGAAACTAGAGGTAGAAAATCTATTTCTGGAATTTCAGATGTTTTTTCAAAAATGATTAAAGAAGATAAGTTAGTTCCATTTGATGATGAGAAATCTTTGGATGAATATACAGCAAAAGATTGGGAAGAATTAATTGAAGCTAATTTAGAAGAAAAAGCAAATCAAGTAAGACGTGAAACTCCTAAACAGTTTTTTGCTAGTTTACCTGAAGAATTACAAATTGCTGCTAGATATGTAGCAGATGGTGGTACTGATTTAAAAGGTTTATTTTCAACATTAGGTCAAGTAGAAGAAACTAAAGATTTAGATGTTAAATCTGAAAGAGATCAAGAATTAATTATTAAAGAATATTTAAGTGCTACTGGTTATGGTACTTCTGATGAAATTGCAGAAGAAATTGAAATCTGGAAAGACTTAGGAAAACTTGAACAACAAGCTGCTAAGTTTAAACCAAAATTGGATAAGATGGCAGAACAAATTGTTATCAAAAAAGTTCAAGAACAACAACTAAAACAAAAACAACAAGAGCAAGCTTCTAAAGCTTATATGCAAAATGTATATGACACTTTAAAAGATGGTAACTTGGGAGATATTAAAGTTGATAGAAAAACTCAAGCAATGTTGTATAATGGTTTAGTTCAACCAAGTTATCCTTCAGTGAGTGGTAGAAATACAAATCTATTAGGACATCTATTAGAAAAGTATCAATTTGTAGAACCAAACTATGCATTAATATCAGAAGCATTATGGTTATTGCAAGATCCACAAGGATATAAAGCAAAGATAATGGACAAAGGAGCTCAACAAAGTATTGAGCAAACAGTAAGAAAATTAAAAACAGAACAAGGAAATCATAGTTCAACATCTCTTGGCATTCAAGATAAAGATGAAGAAACAAGAAAACAACCAACAAAAAAATTGCCAAGAACCAACAACATTTTCAAAAGGATTTAACAATCAAATATATAAACAATTAATAATTAAAAACAAGTAAAAATTATGGCAACTCCAGTATTAAATAATGGGATTTTCCTAAGAGATACTAGCTACAAAGCAAGTTCTCATGTTGATTCTTATCACTTGACTCAGATGCTAGGTTCAGCAGAACCTATGGATATGGGACCTGTTGATTTGTGGGCAATGACTCAAAAAGTTGAAATGCCTCTTTATCAAATGGCATCATTTGGTGGAAAAAATACCATCATGGTAGACAATGCTCGTGGTGAGTACAAATGGCAAACTCCTATTGCACAAGATCTTCCATATATTGTGGCAGATATTGAACCAGGTAACGCTGCTAAAGGTGTGGATGGTACAACATTTAAAATTAAAATTTCTAAAAGAACATTTGGACATGGTGATATTATCACTTATGACAAATACAATGGATTGGAACTTTACATTACAGCTGATGATATCATCCCTGCTGGTGACGGTTTTATCTATACTGTTCAATTAGTAAACAACAACAATGCAGCTAACTTAGATAATAAGTATTTAGCTAAAGGAACTAAATTCTTTAGAAAAGGTTCTGCAAGAGGTGAGTATGGAGAAAGATTCTCTGACATTGAAACAGGTTCTGGTTTCCGTGAGTTCTACAACTTTGTAGGAGGAGCTGAAGCACACGTGCATTATTCTATTTCTAGCCGTGCTGATTTGATGATCAAAGGTGGTTTAAATTCTGATGGTACTGTACCTGTAACTGAAATCTGGAGAAACTTTGGAGCTAACAATGATCCAGCAGTACCTAGTATTGAAGGATTAATTGCTAACATGGGTAAAGCTGGTGCAAGAGAAGCATTTGAAAATGGTACTCTTACTAGAACATTTATTACTAACATGGAAGCTGCTCACTTATCTAAAATTGCTTCTGACATTGAAACTTACTTAATGTGGGGTAAAGGTGGTAGAATCAAACAAGATGGTCCAGATGATATTAGATTATCTGTGGGATTATGGGCACAGTTAGATAACTCATTTAAAAGAGTTTATAACAAGTCTTCTTTCACACTTGATATGTTCAAATCTGAATTATATAACTTCTACCAAGGTAAAGTTGAGTTCAAAGGTCCAGATCCACAAAGATCACTTGTTGTTCAAACAGGTATTGGTGGTATGCAATTGATCAACAAAGCTATTGCTGATGAAGTATATGGTTCTGGTCTAGTACAAAATGCTAGTGATATTGGAGCTGTTAAAGGTTCTGGAATGGATCTAGATTATGGATTTGCTTATACTTCATTTACTATTCCTTTCTTAGCTAATGTTAAGTTTGTATTGAACCCTGCGTTTGATAACTTGAATACTAATGATATTGAGAATCCATTAATTGATGGCCGTCCATTAAGTTCTTATAGCTTTATTATCTTTGACGTAACAGATGAAGGAAATGATAACATCCATTTATTGAAATTATCTTGGGATAATCAATTGAAATGGTTCTACCAAAATGGAACTATGGACTACATGGGAAGAACTCAAGGTTTTGCATCTACTGGTAACTTTAACGGATACCGTGTAATGATGTCACAAACTATGCCTGCTATCTGGGTTAAGGATCCAACTAAAGTATTGAAAATAGTTATGAGAAACCCAATTACTGGCGGATCATTCTAGGAAATAAAAATGTACCTGGGTTGCTTCTCATAAGAACAGCACCCAGGTCTTTTTTTTAATTTTAATAAAAAATAAAATGGCACTAGATATAAAAAAAGCAAATAAAACATATGAGTTTTCAAACTTAAATGTTTCTGAAATAATTGCTTCAAAAGCTGTAGGTAAAGATATATTAGTTAGAAATTATGCAGATAATGCCGCAGCAAAAGTAGCGGGATTAGTTAATGGAGATTTATATCATACAGCAGGAGTATTAAAAATTGTTTACACTGCATAAGTCAAATAAACTAGAGTAAGAATAAAATCTTACTTTAGAAATATTAATAATAATAAATTGTACATAATTATGTACTTTTGACAAATGAGAACAATTATTAAATTTTAACAAAACCAAATTATGAATGATTACACAATTGTAGAAAAGTATCAGCAAACAAAAAATCAAACTATTGCTATACGTCCTTATTTTAATTCTTCAAAAGAGAATATGGGTTTAGAGCATTATGGATTAGCCTTGCATGATGGCGTATTTCATGAAGAAACATTAGCTTGTTTAGAAATGAATGGAGTTAAACGTTATGTTACAGGATTGAATGAATTTGCTCCTGATGTAAAAATGTTACCTGCAAAAGAAAAAGCAGTAAAGGCAAAAGAAATTAGAAAAGTAGTTGCTCAATTAGAAGCTGAATTAGCAGCTAATGTTGTTGATGTAGATGATAAAGATTTTTGGAATAAGCTTACGGTAATGAAACCTGATAATTCAAAATTTTGGGATAAGATTAGTTTAAGATGTGGTAATGACCCTGTATATTTAGATCCAGAAAAAGATCCTTATGACTTAATTAAATTGCATGCTATTCATGCCGGTGGATTTTCTATTGTAGCAAAATCATTAAGAGAAGCACGGGAATCAGGTAATCCGCCTAAATTCTATCTTGATACAATGGAAGAAACCTTAAGTACTAGAACAGAACTTAGTAAATTAAAAAATAAAGCTTTGGTAGAATTACAAAAAATGTATGACACAAATGCTTCAAAATTAATGTATGTTGCTAAGATTTGTGATGCTGATAGTGTACAGTATGTTAAAAATACACCTAATGATATTCTTTATGAAAATATGGATGAGTACATTCATGGTAATGGAGCTGAATCTTCTAAGAAAAGAGCTGCTTCACAATTTATAGAAGTGTCAGGATTATCAATGGAAGAATTAAAAATTAGAGCTTTAATTAAAGACTCTTTATATTATAGATTTATTACTACTAAAGCTGGAGGTTGGATTGAACCAATTGATAGTGGAATTAGATTAGGTAAATCACCATCTGAATGTTTGGAATTTTTAAAGAATCCGGAGAATGAAGAAACATTGATGTCATTACTTAATAAAGTAGAGCCATACTGGAACTCTTAAAATATAAAAAATGGATAATAACACACTCTTAATTAAACTAAAACAAAGGTTAAATAAACTGGATAGCCAAGACTATGATAACATAGAATGTTGGCAATTTGTTGAAGCATTTAATAAAGTACAGTTGGATTGGTGCAGAAGAAATTTGCATGGAGGTAATATGTATAAAGAGGGTGATGAATTATCTAAAAGAAGAATTGATGATTTACAACCTTTATTAAGAGAACTTTCTTTAACAGGGGTTGTAACTAATCAATATTTTGAAACAGATAACTTTCCTGTAGATACTTATTTAGAGTATAAAAGGGTAAGTAGTGATGCTACAAGTGAGTGTTGTCCTGATCCAAGATCTATGACTGTTTATTTAGCTGAAGAAGCTAATGTAAGTTTGTTACTAAGAGATCCTTTAAAAGATCCAAGTTTTGAATGGGGTGAAACTTTTTGTACAATATTAGGAAATAAAATTAGAATTTATAAAAACAAAGATTTTAATATTGTAAATCCTATATTAACTTATTATCAAAAACCTGTTTATATACAAATACAAGGATGTGTTGATCCATATACAGGTGTAGTTAGTACTACTAATATACCTTGTCAATTTAAAGATGATGTTGTTGAAGTATTATTAGATGATACAGCTTCACTTATTGCAGGAGATATAGAAAATATTTATCAACAACAAAGGGGCCAAGGTTCTGCTGAAAGAAACAATTAATCATGGAAAATAAAATGAGATCTTTAAAGATAAATACTCAAGTAACTAAAACAATTAGCAGACCATCTACAAAAGTTGAAGAAAAAGAAGAAGAAGAATCTGTTATAGCTAAACCTATTGCAGATACGGGTGTAGGTGGAAGTTCTTTAGATACTATGACTGCAAATTTAGCAACAGAAATGATGAATGCTGCAATTAGTTTTCATAAACTTCATTTAAAAGTTACAGGAGAAGGTTCTTTTTCAGCTCATAAAGCTTTAGGTGAATTTTATGAAGGATTACATGATCATGCAGATACTTTAGTAGAAGGGTATCAAGGTATTGCTGAAAAACTTTTATCATATAAAGATTCACCAATTAGAACTTTAGATACTGTAGCAGATGCTGTAGCATATTTAAGAGATTTATATAATACTATCAATAAATTACAAGGCATGATGCCTTATTCAGAAGTTGTAAATAACTTAGATCTTGTAAAAGATTCAATTAATTCAACAAAATATAAATTAATTTTCTTATCATAATAGGAATTTAAAAAAATTTTCTTATATTATATCTGTACATGTAGTACAACTTTATATATTTATTAACAAAAAAAACAAAAATTATGGCTTATTTTAATCATGCGTTTTACAAAACGTTTGTTGCTACTTCAACACAAGCATCTGCTAGTGTAGCAACTTCAGCATTAACTGCTGGACAGCTTGGTTTAGTTACTGATTCTACTTGGCAAACTATTGCTATTTCAGGAGGTACTTTACCTGCAAACTCATTAGCTTACCTTGTACAAGGAAGTTATTATAGTAAAGATACTATTGGAAACAACCCTGGTAATGGAGGTTATCAAGAATCAGTTAAATCAAAAGGTATCAACCCTAAATTTATTTCAAGAGTATGGGCAACTAATTGTATATCAGCTATACAATCTACTGCATCTTTATCTTTAGGTTCAAATTGCGCTCCTTGTGGAAAAACACAATTCATGAGACTTGACATTAAAGGTTCTCCAACATTACGTTTCTTAAATCATAATGCTTATGCAATTGGTGATAGTGCAAATATTTGTTGTATTGATGGACAAGAATTTTTAGATCCAGCATTAGTTTCTGCTACTATGGCTAAAATGGTTCTTGCTAATCCATTAATTAAACCATTTATTGCTGAAGGAGATGTTAATGGTGTATCTACTGCTACATTAGCAGGTGGTTCTGCATATTCTGCTGCTAATGGTGTTGCTACAACTGGTGGTTCAGGATCTGGTTTTAAAATTAATATTTTAACTGTATCATCTGGAGCTATTGCTACTTATAGTGTTGCCGCACGTGGTACTGGATATGTTGTAGGTGATGTATTAGCTGTTGCTGGTGGTACTGCTGGAACTTTAACAGTTACTGCTCTTACTGCAGGTGGTGTTGTAGTTACTGCAACTACTGGTGCTGTAAGTGTACAATCTGTATATACTATTGAACAAGCTTTAGGAGCTGCTGGTTCTGGAAATTATGTTGCTTCAACTGATCCTAATGGTACAACTAAAGTTACTGCTACAGTTAATTTTGTAGGAGCTTATGTTGATACTAAATTTGGTAACTGTTCATTTGATACTAGAGATCATTTCAATGCTGAGCCTGTAGTTATTATTGCTTCTATTTTGGATGAAACTGGTAACCCATGTAATGATTGTGGTGTTGCTACTAATACTCCGGGTCAAATGCAACAAACTCAAGGTGAAAATGTAATTAGAGATTTGATATTATCTGAAAGATACAGACAATCTCCATTCAATCAAGGAAATGCAGATAGTGCAAGAATTAGAGAGATAGAGATGTCAGATGAAATCTTAAGTGCTGTTGATAGAACTGCTACTTATAAAGCATATTATATTCAACACACTATTCCAAGATTTAATAATCCAAGTGGTGTATTTGATAATGATCAATATGTTTACCAAGTATATGTTAAATGTTCTGACACTTCTGCTAACACTGCTGTATTAGCATTGATTAATAAAGTGATTGCATTAGCAAATACTGCAGGAAACAATATTGCATTAGAAACTAATTCTTACTGGTAGTAGATATACCTTAAATGGTAATTCTAAAAATTTAGAGTAGGGGGTAAAAACTCCTACTCTTTTTTTTTTCTTTATTGTAATTTTTTTGTATATTGTATATATAGTATATCAAAATAAATATAAAAATGGCTGACAAACATATATTAAGCTTAGAAATACCAACAGTATCTAACTGTAATCTTTTATGTATTAAAGATACTAGTCAATATTCTTCAGACCTTGCTGTTGATTGTGAAGAATTATTAATTACACTTCCTGGATTTACTGTCCCTGTCTTACTTAAAATGACAAAAGATTTTGATTTATGTTTGACTGCATGTTCTCTTGCAATACAAAAACTTAATTGTAGAACTATACAGCAAGAAATTCCTGATGGAATTTATATTGTTAAATATAGTGTTTCTCCTAATTCAAAAGTTTATGTTGAATATAATCATTTGAGAGTTACCAGACTATTGACAAAATATTATGAAGTATTGTGTGATTTAAATATTCAAGCATGTCAACCTCAATCATCTAAACAAGATTTATTAGCTCAAATGGGAAACATTAAAATTATGATTGATGCTGCTATAGCAAATGTTGAATATTCTCAATCACCTGTTCAAGGTATGCAATTATATAATTATGCAAAAGAAGCATTAAATAAAATAATTTGTCCATCAGGAAATTGTGGTGGAAAAACATATTTATACTAATAGTATACAATAATATAGATTTAAATAAACCAAAAATAAATTAATATGAATTGTGCAAATTGTAACAAAACGTTTACCTGTGGTTGTCAAAAAGCATATGATGATCAAGGAACAGCTATATGTAAAACATGTGTAAATGAATGGGCTAATAAAAGATTAAGTGGTGAGGTACCTTCACAAGTATTACCCACAAGAGATTTAAACTTAGAATTAGCTGCTCAACAAATTAGAGATTTAAGAAATAAATAAATATGGAGCAATCACTTATTAAAAGAATTAAGATTGAACAAAATTTTGCAGTACAAGCATATACAAGTTTTAAAGAAATTAAATTTGGTATAGAACCTTGCTGTTATAATGATTTTGAAACAGCAACTTTAAATAAGTATTTATGTGATTGGCAAAATAGTGCATCTAATAAAATCATTATTTATAGTGGAGAAACTGGTGTATTTATTGAACCACTATTAACTATTAATACAGAAGCAAGTATGTCTTGCCCGGCTGTACCAACTAATGTTTGTACTATAATAGATTTAGAAACTATATTATCTAATAAAGGTACATACATACACAATCAAAGTATACCATCTGCATTTTGGGTTATAACACATAATTTAGGAACTTTTCCTTCGGTAACTGTAGTTGATGCTTTAAATCATGTTGTTATTGGTGATATTTCATATAATAATACAAATACATTGACAATAACATTTACTACTGAATTTGCTGGATATGCATATTTAAATTAAAAACCATGGCAATTAAGTATTTAAATAATATTGATTTAGTAACAAATGAATTGCAACATGCAGTTATACAACCATTAATAAGTCCCCCAACAGATTTAACTGCTAAGTTAGGTCAAGTATATTATAACACACTTGATGATAAATTAAAAATATATACAAGTGTTGGTTGGGTAACAGTTGGTGGTGTTAGTTCTATAACTTCAGGTAATATAAATACAATTACAATTGGAGGAACTATTTTTAATCCAACAGTTTCTGCTAATACAGCACCAGTAACTAGTGGTTCATTAAACTTAGTTACTGGAAATGATGTTTATAATTTTATTTCTGCATTTGGATATGTACCTTCAACAAGACAGTTATCTATAAATGGCACTCAATATGATTTAAGTGTTGATAGAAGTTGGAGTGTTGGTACGGTTACAAGTGTTTCATTTAATTTAGGAACAACCGGAACTGATTTAAATTCAAGTATAGTTAATAGTACCACTACTCCGGTAATAACATTAAATGTCCCTACTGCAAGTGCTAGCAATCGTGGTGCTTTAAGTGCTGCTGATTGGTCTACTTTTAATGCTAAACAAGCTGCTTTAACTTTTGGTAACTTAACAAGTACGGACATAACTGTAACAGGTGGTACTGCTTCTATTATAGGTGCGGGTTCTATTTTAACTTTAGCTACTGTTAATGCTAATGTAGGAACATTTGGTTCATCTACTGCTATTCCAGTTATTACTGTAAATGGTAAAGGTTTAATTACAACTTTAACAACAACTGCTGTATCTATTCCTTCAGGTGCATTATCTTTTATAGGTGATGTAACTGGTAGTGGAACTACCGGTTCCAATACTACTTTAACCTTAGCAATAGTTAATACTAATGTAGGTACGTATGGTTCATCAACTAGTGTCCCTACTATAACAGTAAACGCTAAAGGATTAGTAACTGCAGCAAGTCAAACCACAATACCAAGTGCAACTAGTTCTATAACTGGTTTACTTACTTCAACGGATTGGGTAACATTTAATAGTAAACTTACACGAAATACCGCAATAACAGGAGCAACTAAAACTAAAATAAGTTATGATGTAAATGGATTAGTTACAAATGGAGTAGACGCTACCACTGCTGATATTGCTGATTCAACTAATAAAAGATATGTTACTGATGCTAATTTAATAGTAATAAATAATACTAGTAACACAAATACTGGTGATCAAGGATTGCAATCAGTTACAGATATAAATGCTATAACAACTAAAACAATTACAGCTGCGTCATTTATAAAAAATAGTAGTACTGGAACAAATATACTTCTTGATGATGGTAACACAATACCAATATCATCAATAGATGGTACAGTTACAAGTGTTGGAGTCTCTATGCCTTCTGCATTTACAGTTACAAACAGTCCAGTAAATACAAGTGGAACTATTGCTGTCACTGGAGCTGGACTGGCATCACAGTACATAAGGGGTGATGGACAGTTGGCATCATTCCCAGATATAGCAGGTGGTGGTGGTGGACAGGTCTACTACTGTAATGGGGGAACATCACAGGGGACTATAGGTGGCAGTGCCTTCTATCAGATATCAACTGGAGCAATTTTATTAACAGGTGTTGACTTCACATCAGGAACAGTTAACAACGTAGCATTTGCAAACTTTATAACAGATATAGGAAAGCCCACACAGGAGGTAGTTCCTGCAGGTGTTTGGATATTTCAGTGCTACCTATCAGCATCTGCCACCAACTCATTAGAGGTTTACTCAACTGTTGAGATTTATGATGGATCTACATTTAATGTGTTAGCTACATCTTTGGTTGAGGTACTGACTGGAGGAACAAGTATTGATCTGTACACTTTCACGTGTGCTGTTCCAGAGTTTGACCCACTTGTAACAGCTGATAGGATAGCTATTAGGTTTTATCCATCTAACTTAAGTGGAGGAAATACTATTACACTTCACACGCAGGACTCTCACCTGAGCTCTATACAGACAACATTTACAACGGGACTTGCTTCATTAAATGGACTCACATCTGCATCACAACTATTTGCAAAAGGTACATCAGGAAATGATTTTAATATTTATTCAGCAGGTGCAACACACACGTTTAATATTCCAGATGCATCATCTGCATCGGGTAGAAGAGGTCTATTGATAGCTGATGATTGGATAACATTTAATAGTAAAGAACCTGCAATAACTATAGGAACTACATCCCAATATTGGAGAGGTGATAAGTCATTTCAAACATTGAATACATTAGCGGTGCCTGAACTTACTAATCTTTACTATACAGATTCAAGATCAAGACTAGCACTATCTTCTAGCGCTACAGGTCTAACATACACTAATACAACAGGTGTCTTTAGTCTTACATCTGGTTATTTAATACCTACATCAGCTAGTTACAATAATACTAACTGGGATACAGCGTATGCTGATAGAAATAAATGGGATGGTGGAGCAACTGGATTAAATGCTTCTACAGGTAGAATATCACTAGGTGCAAATACAATTGGTAGTAATGTATTTACATCAACAAATCCATCAGCTATTACATTTTTACAAGCTAATGCAAATAATACAGTTTCATGGTTAGATGCTGCGTCATTTAGAACTGCAATTGGTGCAGGAACTGGTGGTGGTTCTGTTACATCAGTAGCTGCATTAACACTAACATCAGCAGTAGATACTGATTTAACAAGTACGGTTGCTAATTCAACTACAACTCCAGTTATAACTTTAAACGTGCCAGATGCTGGAGCTGGTTCAAGAGGTGTTGTTACAACTGGTGCGCAGACATTTGCAGGAGTTAAGACTTTTGCTACTAATGGAGTAAAATATCCAGGAACTGGAAATGGATTGATAGCTACAATAAATGGAGGAGGTATTTTAACTACATTACCTGACACTACATATCCAAATTTGACAGAATTAACTTTTGTTAGAGGCACTACAAGTAATATTCAAACACAATTAAACTATGATGCTTCTGCTATACAAAGAGGAGCAGTAACAACAGGAGTTCAGACATTTGCAGGCAATAAAACATTTTCTGGTACTGTAAGTGCAGTAGAATTAAAACTTCCTAATATTGCAAATCAAACATTATTAATTGCTGATTCAAATAATTTTATAACAGGTTTAGATACTGATATATATCCTAACCTTAATGAATTAGCACTATTAAAAGGTGTAACAAGTAATATTCAAACACAATTAAACTATGATGCTGGACCAATCCAAAGAGGGGCAATCACAACAGGAGTTCAGACAATAGCTGGAAATAAAACATTTGTAGGTTCTTCAATTCTTAAAGGAACATCAGTAAATGACGGAACATCACTTGGACCTGAAATACTAACAGTAGCATCAATTTCAACAAACTGGGTAGGAACATCATTTGCTAATGGATATGTTCATTCTACTGGGAGTACAAGTGTGTTACAAGCTTCGCAGAATGTGCTTACGGATTCATTATATCAAGTTCAATACACAATATCATATACAGGTGGTCCAGCTGGTTCATTTACAATTAGTGTAGGAGGTGCTACTAGCCCAAGTAAATCACTTTCCGGAACTGGTTACTATACTGCTTTAACTACAAGTATTACTCCATTAACCATAACTCCATCATCAACATTTAATGGTAGAGTTATTTTTAGTTTAAAAATTATAAATCCATCAAGTTCTGTAATGACCATTCAGTCTAGTAACGGGGTTATAAGGAATGAATTTAGGTATTCTACAACTGGAGGGTCTAATATGTTTTTAGGTTTTAATAGTGGAGGATATAATTCTTCTGGAAGCTCTAATACATTTGTTGGTTTTAATAGTGGTAGATTTAATTCTACTGGAAATGACAATACAGCTTTAGGGCAAGGAGCTCTATATAATAACACTTCTGGAAGCGCCAATATAGCTATTGGAGGACGAGTTTTGTTAAGTAATTTAACTGGTAATGACAATACAGCCATTGGAACTCAAGCCTTATTTTCAAACATAGGTGGTTATAATAATAATGCCTTTGGAACAGCTGCTTTAACTCTTAATACAGAGGGATATAGTAATAATGCCTTTGGATCAGCTGCTCTTGGAAGTAATACCACTGGATATGCCAATGTTGCTATTGGTGAACAAGCTTTACAAGCTAATACTACTGGTTATTATAATATAGCTTTAGGAACAAATTCTGGTAACAATGTTGCTGGGGGATCTAATAATATAACAATAGGATACGGTACAACTACACAAGCAGCCAGTGACCAATCTTCAATTGTAATAGGAACTGCAACAAACGGACTAGGAAGTAATACTACGGTAATAGGAAATGGTAGTACGGTTAAAACAGCTATTTATGGTAACTTATTATTAGGTACAACAACCGATATTGTAAGTTCACGTTTAACAGTAAACAGTACTACACAAGGATTTTTACCACCAAGAATGACAACTACACAAAAAAACGCAATAGCAACTCCTGCTACTGGGTTAGTTGTTTACGATACTGATTTATTAGCTTTATATCAATATAATGGTTCAGCTTGGGTAGTACTTGGTGGTGGAAGTGGAACAGTTACATCTGTTGCTGCATTGACATTAGGGACAACTGGTAATGACTTATCAAGTACGGTAGCTACTGGAAATACAACTCCTGTAATAACATTAAATGTACCAAACGCCAGCGCAACAGCAAGAGGTGTAATTACAACTGGCGCACAAACAATAGCAGGAGAAAAAACATTTAGTACTTCACCTAAAGCACCAACTCCAGCAATTGGGACTAATGATACAACATTAGCCACTACAGCTTTTGTTAATGCTATTGTTCCTGGAAATATAGTATATAATATATTGATTGGCACTGGAACAGGCACGGGAAATATAACCACCGAAACAACTGGAACATCAGGAAGTTTACCTTATACTCAGAATGGTAGAAATGTAATGATTAATAATGGAGCAACAGCAATATCTGTGGCTGCAACTATAATTAGTACAGCTGCTGATTTTATAGCAAGTTATACTAAAATTGGATCAGCAACAATTACATTTACATTTACTGGAACAGGAGCAATATTAATAGCCCCCAATGGGGCTATACTAAGTGGAAGTGCTGGAAGTACCGCATTGTTAACAAAGAATGGAACAACTGTGTATTTATTAATTAATAATTTAATATAATGAATCCAGCAGTTTATTATTTATCAAGTTTAGATACTAATATTCCATACATCCCAACTCCAGTAGAAATTCCTAACGGACAAATATGGGATCAATATAACTTAAACACTTCTGTATATAGTGATGGAACTCTTATACCAAGAATAAGTGTTTCGGGTGTATGGCCAACTTTAACCACAGGTGCATGTAGATTCTATGATAATGACTCTAATAATGCTAATTTATATGGTAGATTATATAACTGGTATGCTGTAAATGGCATAGATGGAACAGGTATAATAAAAGATATAGCCCCTGCTGGTTGGAGGGTAGCCACTCTTGATGACTGGCAAGCATTATCAACTTATTATGGAGGTAATACAGTGTCTAGTGGACCTTTAAAAGAGTTTGGGACTACTTATTGGCTATCCCCTAATACTGGTGCTGTTGTTTCCCCTAATTTATTTAGGGCTAGAGGGGGTGGATTTGCAGCAGCTACAGCAAGTAATTTTCTTAATATAAAGTCAAGTGGTTACTGGTGGCCATTTGGAGCTGCAGATACAGATAACTTGGTTATGACATATAACAGTGCAGTCTTATCTTTTAATACGACTGGACTACCTACTAGAGGATACTCTGTTAGACTTATTAAGAAAGATATTGTAATAGATGGATTTACAACCACGCTATCTTCTTATGATGCAAATTCAATAGAAACAGGGGGAGATATACCAACATCTTATGATCAAACAATTAGTGATAAAGGAATTGTGTGGGGAACATCTCCTAACCCGAATATAATAGGACAAATAGCTAATAAAATGTCTAGCGGCAGCGGAGGAACAGGGTCATACGCAATAACAATTTCTGGTTTAACCCCGTCAATAACATATTATATTAGAGCTTATGCAATAGTAACAACAGGGCCCACTCAAGGAACTGCTTATGCCGTACAACAGACAGTTACATTGCAGAGTGCATTAGCGTCAATTTCAACTAACTCTATAACTTCAATAGAAGCTACTAGTGCTGTTAGTGGAGGAAATATTACATATATTAATTCTGAATATCCTGTTATTACTAGTGGTTTAGTTTGGAGTACATCTATTAATCCAATAGTAACTTTAAATACAAAAACTACTGATGGACCTACTGGTACAACTACTGGAAGTTTTTCAAGCACTATGACTGGGTTATTGCAAGTTACTCATTATTATGTTAGAGCATATGCTACTACCAGTTTTGGAACAGCTTATGGGGCAAATGTTGAATTTGAAACAATTGCTGGAACTGTACTATTATATGCATTCTCATTAAGAAGAGTTGTTGCAGGATATACTGGGCCTGCTATAAGAGTTAGAAATGGTGGATCAAGTAGTTCTCCTCAGTTTGATGTTGGTTTTGATGCAAATGGGAACTTAGATATTTATGGACAATTTGGTCTGCTAACCCAAATGACTTCAGCAAACATAGGGTATGTTAATAAATGGTATGATCAAAATGGGAGTGGTAAATTTATGGGAAATTCTGCTCAGAGTAGAGAACCAGTTATAGTAAATGTAGGAAAAGTATTAGTAACTAAAACTGGACCAAATGGACAAATAAGACCAGCTACTAATTGGGGAGCTCCCAATTGCCAAGCGACTATAACTGGCGTATCTATACAAGTTGCCAATATATCTAATTTTATAGTTTGTTCTAATAATACAAGTACTGTTAATCAAAGAGGTATAGTTATGAGTGGTTATATATTCCCTAGAGTTGTTAGCGGAACTTCAGATAGCTTCTTTTATAATTCAGGAATCAGATTTAGTATGGGGACCACTTCATCAGCCACTAAGGTATATAGTAATTTAACAACTTCAACTACTGCATACGCCTGGAAAAATAATTCTTTAGTTGGAACATATATAGGTAATGGAACAGCAACAAGTACATCGGTTCTTATAGGAATAAATCCCACCACTGGTTCAGAAGAATTTAATGGAACTATACAAGAGATATTATTTTATACAGGAGACTTATCTCCAAGTGGTGTTAATAGCAGATCTACAATAACAACAACCATAATGGATTATTATGGAATAAACCCATAAAAAATAATATGATAAAAATTAGCACTAAAAAAGAAATTGAAATTAGAAATGCTACCTATGAGGTGATAGATAGCAAGGTGGTAACACTGTCGGTGCAGAATATAACGCAGGACAGGAACGGAGTAACTGCCAGTGGTTTCTACTACTACACCACGGATGATGGCAACATAGTAAAGCTAAAGGATAACAGGACATATATGTCTTGGGAAGATATTGAAGAAATTGAGTTCAATAGTTTAAAACCTATGACTGATGTAAACTACAAAGAAGCTAATTTTGAAAGATTAAAAGAATTTGTTGTATTAAAATTAGCTGAGGAGTCTGGTAAGAACTTTGGTATCCTAATGGAAGATTGGGATATATGACATAATAAATAAAATCAATATAAAATAATATATAATAATTTAAAACAAAAATAAAATGATACAATTTAATTGGATTATTTCAGCAATGAAATGTAAAGTAGAAGTAGAAGGTTTAAGTGATGTAGTAACAACTATTCATTGGGAATATAATGCCACAAAAGATATTGATGAGAAAACTTATTTTGCAGAAAGTTATGGAGTAACACCAGTTCCTATGCCCTCTGGAAATAATTTTACACCTTATGAAGAATTAACTAAAGAACAAGTAACTGGTTGGATAGAAGATATATTAGATATAACTGCTATGCAGTTAGCATTAGAGGCTAATATAGAATTACAAATTAATCCAATAGATGTTACATTGCTACCACCATTTGAAAATTAATTAATAAAATATTTATAAAGTAATAAATAAATTATATATTTGTAAAATAATTTAAAAACCTAAAAAAATGGCAAAGACACAATTATTAAAAAATGAAATATCTGAAGTAGAAAAACTTACATCAGAAGAATTAAAAATTTTAGTTGATGTTCAACAAAAAATTAATAACATTACTTTAAATTTAGGTAATGCTGAATTAGCTAAACAAGCTATGTTTGTTCATTATAATGAAATAAAAGCAGAATGGGATGTTATTGCAAAATCAATGGAAGATAAGTATGGTCAGGTTAATGTAAATTTATCTGATGGTACTATTTCTGCAATAGATTCCTCTACTGATTCATTAGTATAGATTTTATTACATAAATAATTTTATAAAAAATTTTATAACTGAACTTTTCTTGTTTGGTTATAAAATTTTTTGTATATTATAATTGTATAGATTGTAACAATATATTACATTATAGTAAAAAGAATATTTATGATACCAACAAATTCAAGTAGTTCAACAAATGGTTGTGATAGTATTTCATCAAACTGTGTTATTTGGCAAGGTCCTGACATCAGTTGTATAAACCTTTGTAATGGAGATACAATAAGTGATGTAACAGCTAAATTAGCTGAACTAGTATGTACATTAATTACAGAGGGTGTAGCATCTAATCCTAATTTAACAGGTTTAGATTTAACATGTCTTAATATACCAGGTACTACACCTACTACATTAGTTCCTGTTTTACAAGAAATGGTTGACGCAATATGTGTAAAAAATACACCTGCAGTTCCATATGTATTACCTACAATGACTTTACCCGCCTGTTTGGTTTATAATGATCCATCAGGAAATCCAGTTACACAATTACGTTTAGATTTATTTACAACTCTTATTGCTAATAAAGTTTGTGATATACTTACTACAATAGTTTATATACAAACAACATTAACTAATTATAATACTAGATTAAATGTTTTAGAAGCATGTGTTTTACCATGTTCAGGTGCTACAGTAGAAACTCAAGTTATTCCAACATGTATAATTAATGTTGGTGTATTAACAAATGTATCTGTTTTATTACTTGCTTTAGAAGTAAGGTTTTGTGCATTAGAAACAGCTGTAGGTTTACCTGCTGCAATTAATGCTACTATTTCTCAAGGATCATGTATATTATCAACTACAACAACATTAGCAGATCCAACAGTATCTTATGGTTCAATACCTGGATGGAATAATACTCCAGTTAATTTAGCACAAACTACACAAAATATATGGGCTGTGTTGTGTGATATGTATGAAGCTGTTTCAAACATTCAAATTAACTGTTGTCCTTCTGGATGTTCTAGTGTTACTTTTGGTTATAATACATCAAATATATTAGCAAGTAATGGTACAATAACGGGTCTTAATTTTAATTTCCAAAATACAACAGGTACTGGTTCTGTTATACCAGCAACATTTAATGATTGCGCTGGTAGTACTATTATTACTATTAGAGATAGTAATAATGTTGCAATTACAAGTACAGTGAGTGTTGCCGCTTTGCAAAATTCTGCAGGT